AATTATGTTCAAGATGTAACGTCACATAATGCCCATCACCGGTTATATCCTCGATAATATACTCACTCAGATTTCCATTGTCATTAATTTTAATAACATCTCCCAGTTGATAATATTGTTTATATTTCTCCAGCTTTACAAAATGCTCGTTAAATATATCATCTGGGATGAAAAGCAGTATGCCCTCATACTTGATGGATGTATACCCATGTGGTACAGAGTAATATGGGGCAATCTCAAATTCTGTACCGACCTCATTAATCATTAATCCATTTATAGATAACTCGGTTATCATTACCCATTTTTCGCCTTCATTTCCGTACATAATTCACCTGCTTTCTACGGAATATCCTAATCTACTGAATAACACAAATACTCAATAGATAAACTCACGCCCATTTCCCTGCCACACTTTGGACACTCCACGACACCAGCGTCCATATTTGAGTTGCAAGCCTGCTTACCATCAAAAACGTGATGGCAATAGATGCACTCACAATCATCAATCCTCTGTGTATTGTCTGGCATATCTTCACCTCTTTTTTTCTTAAAACCTTAATTTTCTTCATGAATAAAAGCTATCGGATGTAGTATACTAGCCTCTATTCTTTTTGCTTCCTCTATGGCTTCGTTAATTGTTGAGCACTCGTCTCTTGTTCCCATCTCTGTAGTTACTATAAACATTTTAGTCTCCTCCTTCCTAAATGCTACTAATCTTCTTCTCGTTCTAAATCCAAAACAGCCACACCATCACTGTATCCTACGTCAGCAAGACCATTAACACTATATTTTTCCATGGTCAATCCCCAACCTATGCTCGGATATAAATGGATTGCCTTAACCTCAAATTCTGGATTCTCCAACAACTTTTCTGCCAATTCTTTCGCTTTCATGTATTCCTCCAAATCCTAATCTAACAGATTCACTTGTAGGTTGCCGCAATGGGGACAATAATATATTTTCCCTACATATCTTCGTTTTCCAACATCAGTTCCTTCGGAAACATCATAGATTTCTGATGTGGAATAAATAGTGTTGTCAGTATATGCTGCGCGCCTCATCTCGACTTTGCAATAATTACACTTCATTTTTTATCCTCCAAAGTTTTAATAATAGCAATGACACTTTTTACAATCACTCTTCTGGCACCGGTCCATACGACCAGGCCATTTCTGTTTCATCATTTCTGATTTCGACACTTTCTAATAATTTTAATAAATCGCGTTACAGTAGAGTGATCCCATCCTGATATCCATTCAATTAACTGTCTTTCCTCTTCAGTTAAGTCGATACCCTCCAGTGCTTTTTCTAACTCTTCCATATGCAGTGCCTCCATTTTTGAATTATACTAAAGTTCAGTTATTAGTTACTCTTCCACCCACTCCAGCGGCTCACCGCAGTCCTGGCAATAATACTGTCCAAGTTCAACATTATTCCCACAGGCCGGGCACTCATAGATTATACCTTGCTCTATATTGATCTTTACTTTCGCCATCTTATTCTCCTTGATTGCTAGTTGTTTAACCATCCATGCCATTATTGATGCTATATATGACAGTTTGTGTATCTTGCTATTTTAAGGTGTTATAATTTGTCTATCAAATAAAAAGGAGGTTATTATATGCCAATTATAACAACTACTACGGCAGGTTACTCAGTAAAAGAAATACAGTATGGTGGAGGTAAAAAACATCATGGCCCCGGAAATCGTGGATTTTATATCACCCCACCAGCCGGCAGTCCGATTGTAGCATCGTATGAATATCCCTTATATCCTAGTCCTCATCATGATACAAATTATTCCGATGGAGATAGTGATGAGAAGAAAAATTTTTATGAGACTGCTGGTAATGCAGCTGTTACCGCAGCTCTCGCTGCTGTTCCTCCTGCTTGGCAACCAAATATCGCATTTACTTGGCAGGGTACACCATATTCAGCGAATGGATTTCCGTATCGCCCATCATAACTAATTTTTTCCCCTTTAGGTATTTCAGCCTTAAGGGGAGATTTGTTTTATTACCACATTGCCCATTCTAATCAAATATTTCCAACCAAAACAAATCGTACACCAATATCATTGTGATAATTAACTCTTTTACGTTCTCCTCTTGATTTTTGATGGCTGACCTGTGCCATATGTTATTAGGAGTAGTACCAAATAGTTCAGCCAAATTTTTAGCGGTATCAGGAGGAGCCAAAGGCAACTCATATCTATCTGGTGTTACTGCCATATACAATTTCATTACAATGCCTCCTGTTCTAACTGTCCACATGCAATCATCTCATCTTCTGTGCCAATGCACGGCCAATTTGTCTCCCTCTGTTCCTGTTCTTCAGCATCACCATAACATTCACAGTAGCCACTGCGACACCATTCGCAGCGAATATCATCATGAATCATGCAGCTACCACCTTCTTATTTAGAAACTTCTCCAGTTCCTGTCTCATATGTAAATAATTCTTTTTCTGATCCATAAAATATGTATCATTATTCTTTGCATACTCTAACATCCAATCATCTAAATCAATATCATTTTCAATTGTATAAGCCACAAGCGTCAGCAATGATAATCTGTTATCCGGATTCAAAAGTTTTGAGCCATCTTTAATTGTTCTATCCTCCAGGTCGTCAAGCATCTGGTTATAAAAGTCCATATCATTTCTAACTGATTCGATGTTCAGTCCAACATTTTCAGCTATAAACTGTTCTGATGCTACTTCTTCAATATGTAAGAAATCCCTCATCAACTTTTCAAGTAATACCAGTTTTCTTTTGATTACCGCCTTATCCTTAGTGGCTCTGTTGGTATTAATTTCATCAAATGATACACCATCTACTACTTTACTGTGTAACTCATTTACGAAGGCATCGAGAAATGTTGTGAATTTATCGCTACTAGGTTCAATATTGTTGAATTTTTGAAATAATGCAAACCAGATAAACGCATCTTTTGCAGTAAAAATCTGATCATATGACGCAAGCCCCATATCAAATGCTTTATCCAAAGTCCTATTCACTATATCAAACTCATTGTCAGTGGCATGTTCATTTAAATACATTCCCATCTTTTTACTTTGCTTCTGCCAATCATCTAAATGAAACATAGTCATAGTTGTTTCGCATACAACACGTTCATATACACCACTTCTCTTTTCCTTTTCAGAAAATCCATCACACTCTGTAAAAAATTTATGCTCTGTAATATTTCTAATCCGTCTCGCAAATTTGTCAACATATGTAAATGCTGTTTGCGCAGCATTCATTGCCTTATGGTTATTATAGCGACGCACTAATTCTGATATCTTCTCCATTGTGCAATGCTGATGAATGACTGTCTTTATCTGAAATCTATCAAATTCCTTCTGAAGCTCCTTTGGAAGTGTATCAAAAGTTTTTCCTACTAAATTACATGTTCTAGTTTCATATACAAAATTCCCATCTTCATCCTTAATAAATTCCCCATCTTCATCTATAGCTCTTACCTGATAGTCTACAGTCTTGTGAGCTTCCGATATTGAAGAGGTGATTTTGTGATTTCCAAAGCGGAATAAAATGAAACTAGATGTCCTCTGTACACCATCTACCAGCCATAACTGAGTCATCCCACCTTCCAAATCCTCTTCTCCGATAATAATTGGAAGAATGTAGTCCCTGGTAAGAACCGTATAGACCAACTCATTAATCATACTTGTATCCCACTGTCCCGATAGCCGTTGGACATCCTGGTCTTCCCGAATATCTTCCTCCTTGGTAGCGTCTAAATACGCAGAAAGTGAATAAGTGTGCTCCCTAATAGGTTCTACCATGTATAAATCCTCCCAATAATCTATAACAATATTTTTATGTTTTATAAGCTCGGATTGCCATCATGCAATCCGAATATTCTTTCTCTGAAATATGTAGCAATTCTTTTATCTCTGATGGTTTATATCCTTCAGATAAATAACCAACAACTTGCCTCTGCTTTTTGGACAGCTTTTCAAGGTATTTTTCCATCTTACTTCCAGACGAAATACCAATTTCTTCAGCCAACTCTGCTTCTAAATCAAAACCTGATGGAAGCATATCAGCAAGCGTTGACTCACTATCATCTCCAATCGGAGCATCAATAGAAATGTCTGCAATAACTACATATTTTTGCTTTCCATTCTTTGTCTTTTGCAAGGTTTCCGTTTTCATCTCTTTCCTCTGTTAAATTACAGCGCTTAAATCTACGATTATCTCTTGTCCAATCATAGAAGGCACGGTTGATATTGCCTTTCAAATATGTACTAAACTGACTCCCCTTTGATTCATCATAGGTTCCGAGACTTTCCAGCAATGTATCAGACGCGACATCATACAGTTCATCATAGTCCATGAGTGATACACCTTTGCGATAAATTATAGGGTCACAAATCTTTCTAAGCATCGCCATATTGTTATCATGATAAAAATTAATTGTATCTTGTTGTTGTGGCGTCAAACCAGCAAATAACTGTTGTTGCTTCGTTAAGTCCATAAGAAATAAGCTCCCTCAATTTATGTATTAATAACCTCGTAAAAGCTGCTCCATCATGTCATAATATTTAGTTCTCCCTTTGTAGGAGGAATATTTGGATTTTGAGAGTTCCATTTTGGTCTTGCCTATTGACCATTGCTCTTTCAATGCCCGTGTCAGAACCTCTATGTATACCATCGACTGTTTAATGTCTCGCCGCTTTTCCTTGAGTTCATTTCTGATCCTATCCACCTTGGTCATCACATGAGCTGGTGGCCTCCGGTTCATCCTGGCATGATCAATATCGGATAGTGCACTATCGTAAAATGATAGTCCTTGTTTTAACGCTGCGTTGTATGCATTGAGCTGAGTTATATCCCATGCAGCCAATCCAGTAATTGCACCAACCTCTAAACCTACTTCATCCAATATAGAGTTATCAAACTCAATACTCTTTTGGTCTGTAAAGATACTCTCATTGCTGTATTTAGGGACACGGCTCTCCTTTTCCCCACTATCCATATCAACCATGTAAAAATGCCCCGATTGAATCCACGACAACCCTTTTTTGTTTATCCGAAGTAAATTTCTGGCCTGCTTAAAAGTAAACTGCTTTGCATGGTTGGGAGATGTCGATGACCTATAATCGCCACACCTCATTGGATTTTCCATAATATAGTCCTTACCATTAGTTAAAATATACGTGTCTCATCATTCCTTTCTTTAAAAATGGGTACAAAAAGTTAATGGGGCTAGTGCGATTTGAACGCACGAGTCTCGCAGTCAAAGTGCGATGCCTTAACCTCTTGGCTATAGCCCTATCAAGATATATTCTCTATTTAATTTTGGGTCGCGGAACAATAGCAGAATCGCTTAGATATAAAACAAAATACTTGACAATACAAATACTACTATGTAATAATAAAGCGTGGCTTCTGCCATTTTAGAAAAAATTATATAAGAGACTCGTCCGAGGTGCACCAACACCGTTTGAGGACGGGTCTTTTTATTTGTATCTTCGCTAACTCGAAGATATTTTTGCTATATGGCTATTATAATCCAAACATATGTTCGTGTCAACCTCAAAAAGAACGTTTGTTCTGTTCTCTTTATGCTTTACTCCCGTAACATTATAGTTTTCATCACCCCCATAGGCTTAATATCATATATATTTGGCTGAAAGACACTATGGATGTCAACATGCGATAAGTATTGATTTCCCGAAAAAATAATGCTCTTTGACTCATTTGCAATTAAGCAAATCCTCTTTTTACTCACTTTATCTATATCAGATATTTTTTGCTCGGCATCAAAATTAATTGTGTGAACATCAAATTTTGTATCTTCTCCATATTCTTCTTCAATCATATTTATAAGTTCTCTTTTTGTCATTCTTCTATGCTGTTCCATTTGCAAATCTCCTTTTTGGCAAATTTCTCAAATATACTCCAATAACTTTATTACATTCATCTTCACTAAGAGAACCCAATTTATATAATACCATGGATTTATCTATGACTCTCACCTGTTCTCCTAAAATCAGCGAATCGTTTTTTAAGCCATTATTTTCAGATTTATGTAAAATGTCATGCACTGGCATATTTACCTTCTTCAACTCTGATGTGAATGGTATAACTATTGTAGTAGGGCCATATTTGTTTCCAACATCATTCTGAATAACTGCACACGGTCGTACGCTGCCTTGAACAGACCCAGTAGTCTTGCCAAAATCAACTTGAACAACATCACCGAATCTAATATCCATGTATTTACCTCCCTTCCTCTTATGTAAGCCCTACATTAACTACTATGTTTTATATTATATATCCTAAACATTATATTGTCAAGGATATATTGTAAAGAATATATTTATTTCCTTTAGATTATATGGTAGACTATATACTATCAAGACAATAATGCAATCTTCTGGAGATCAATATGAAATTAAATGTAAAAGACAAAATGAATTGAAAAAAAATTAAATAAGAATCAATTTGCTAAATTAGTACAGATTGGGTATCCAGCTGCTTGTGCCATATATGATGGTAGCACCACCCGTATATCATTTGATACTCTGGAATCTATTTGTCGCGTCTTAGACTGTACCCCCAACGATATCTTTACCTCCGATGAGCCTAGAGTAAACAAACTATTAGTTGAATATAACAAAATAGTAAAGAATCATAAAAAATGGTGCTGCATTTTAACAGTACCATTTTTTATTAAATAGCTATTTCTTATGCTCGCATAATTATTTTATCTCAACAAAATCTCCTGATTCCATAAACATATTTACAATATTTTCATATTCATTCTGCTTCGCGCCAGAACGGCACATCAATTGGCCATAATACGGATCACGAAAATCCACAAAAATTGTTGACCTATCTGGTGAAATACAACCGCCCTCAGATATATTATATTGCCATCCTTGTGCCTTCAGCTTTTCTACATAAGCATATAATTCCTTATTATCATGTGTTAATCTATATGATTTTAAAATAGGCCTCATAAACTCTCCCTAAAAAGATAATATAATTATATTTGCCATGTATTCCGGAATTATGCATCAATCGGCCCCATATAACAATGACTTTATTCTTGATTCTTCCCTCATATCTTTAATCGTAGGCAAGCCATACTTCCTGCCATATTTACACAGACCACAGCCACAATGAATCTTGCCCTTTGCATACTTTCCATCATGATTATACCAATCAAACCCGTATATTAAATGACTGATACACTTTTTTCTTAATATTGTCTTATTCCTTACATACCTCCGATATTCTCTTCCTCTCTGCACGTTTCCCATAATGGAGTCCTCCTTGATATTATTCACACCCTGTAGGCATCTATCAAGGTAGAAAACACCTACAGGACATGTATGTGGACTCCCATTTTCATAATTTCAAACACCCTCATTCCTCCTCAAATAGTTATTTTTTCTGTTTCTGAATTGTATCTAATATTTACCATATCATTTATAGCTTTCTTTTCCATTACATTATCACTATTACAAACAGGACATTGATCAGATTGACTATAAGCAACAAAATTCAACCCGCAATTTCTACATTTAAAAATATATTCTTCATGATTTTCTTTTTATTTTACCATTTCTTAGCCATGGTGGTATTGGGATAAAAAAATTCTGACATTTATTTCTCCAGTTTAATCTTCTATATGCAAATTACTATGATTTTGCATTCTTCCTTTGCATACAAATCCTCTACTCTGTCGGCCCTCATACTATCATCTGAGAAGTCTGCACCTGTTTCAGGACAATTTTCTCTTCCCTCTTCTGTTATGGGATGAGATTTTACAATCTGTACAGTTCAATTGTTCTATTAATTCTGATTTTTTCATTGATTACACCTTCCTATATATAAATGAAAACGGCATTTCATCATTTTATGCATTCCAGTATAGCAACCACTCCAAAGCGCTCAAAGGCATCGTATATCCGTTCTAACTCATCGGGGGTACCTTTATTAAGTCTATCCTTCATTCTTTGTAATTCATCTCCTGACGGCTTTAATTCTGTTTTTATCTGCTCCAAAATCAAGTCACGGTAATAAATTCCTGTATTTCTATCCCCTGTAATCATGTTTTTATATTACCTTTCTTCCGCAAGTAACACCATCCAATTTATATAACCATACCGCGCCGATCCGCCTCTGCAACTATCAAATGCTCAAGCTCTCTTGTATCCATATCATATTCACCAGCAAGAGCAAGAAGTAAAGAGTCTATAGGCAACATCCTGGTTCGCTGCCATTCAGCTATTTCATCACAATGTGTTCTAAGAACATCATCAGGCCACCAATGTATTTTACTTTTAATATTATCCATCTACACCACTCTATTATCAATCAATATCTTCCAACATTTCCTCATTCCAACTCCAGAACGAATCATCAATATCCAGTAAATACGCCGGAGTACAATCTTCTTCATGCTCATGATATGTAATAGTTGCTTCTTTCCCTATATACTGAAGCATATCCTCCTCAAAAGACGTGGGCATATCCACGTTCCTTAATCTGTTCTTTAACTGCTAAATCCCCTAATTCTGCCAAGCAGTCCAGACACAGACCTATACTAATGCTTTGGGTTCCTAAATCCTCAAACTCTATTTTATATATTTCAGTCTCATCAGTGCCTTTTCCACAACTTACGCAATTACCGAATTTAGCAGCACCCTGTAATTCGCTTTTTTTCATAATTTTAATCATATTAATACCTCTCTATCGGAACGAAAACCGGATTTCCTTGTGTCACGCTACATAATTTTTGTCAATATTAATTCTTACTTCATATTCCAATAATGCTCTATATAATTTATTAGGAATTATTTTACAATACTTATTCGCTATTCTTATAATCGCATTCTTTTTTGCTTCAGCATACACACAATAAGCATCGTTTAAGGTATTATATATTCCTAACTTTTCACCACTATATACAACAGAATATTTTCCAGACTTTATCACTTCTATTCCATTTGGCAATCCTCGCTTATTGGGTTTATTTAAAAATAGCATATTTATTCTCTGTGGTACAAGCAAACAAGTATCTGGTGAATAAACCTTATTTCCTGGATACAAAATATCCTTATCTATGTGTAATCTCTCATTACAATCATATCTATTAGCTTGAAACCACTCTCCGAAATCTTGTAAGTTTAACCACCTATTGCATACTGTGCAGATTCCAAAATAAGCCGAAAATTTTTCTTTCACACCTTCATGATAGCATCTACGCAACATATCACACCATGTATTATAATACATAGTATTCACACCATTAATTCTTGTTTGGTATTTACCAACGCCTATATATCCAACTCCAAATACCGACTTGTCATACGGGTTTTTAATGCATCCAGATTTAAAATTACTATATGTAGCATTGTGGTAAATATAGCAATTATCATCTAAAAATTGGACGTCTATATTACCACTGTCCACATACTTTACAATTTTCATCTCCGTTCCAAAATGATTTAGGCTTACCTCTCCTATTCTTTCATTCATAGTAATTGCTCCTTTTTAAATAAATTAAGTTACAATTACTATTTCTCTATTTATTTCAAAAAATTTTCATTCCATGTTTAAATTTCTTATTTATACTTATCTTATGCCATCAGTAACAATTCCTTATGTTTATGTTTCATTATGCTACCACTCTCTGTTTTGCATATCACATTAACAAATTCATTAATTACTACTCTACACTCTTCGACCCGTTCCACAGTCATTATATATCCAAACATATTCTGCTTTACTTTATCGCCTGGCTTTAAATTTCTTGCCTGTTTTAATGTCATATCTTCACCTCAATTTTATTACGCTGCAATTTTTTAAGATTCCAAATCCACCATCTATAATTTCAATAGCTCCTTCTAAAGAATCTGCCTCGCAGCAATCCCAATTAGATAATCCGTCTTCGTCATCCAGAACGATGACAGCTTTGATAATTTCCTTTGTAGAAAACTTTTCAAGATATGCATGGACCTTATTCTTCCGCTCATATCCCATATCATTTTCTTCAAATATTGGAAGTCTCTTACCAAATACATCATGCAATTTATCCATTACACTGTAAATACTAATTCGGTTTCTTTCCACAAGATACTTATTTTCATTTTGGTTATAGTCCTCATCGTATCCTTTGAGAATTCTACTGACCCAGAAATCATTTGTATCCATACAAACGTAAACACCCTTAAATTTATCTTCGCCTGATGGATAACAATCTATTTCCTCATTTACTTGCATCTGATTTACTATGTCAGACACATTATAATATTTAGCAAATTCCATCTTATTTTCCTCCCATGAAAATCGAATTTCAATCCTTATTTTTTATATAAAATCTCTTTCAACTCAGTAACAATAGCGAGTAATTCATTGTGCTCTCCTTGCTCGTACTCGTCAAGTTCCTTGCCTTCATCAGATTTAAGATAACCATCATATTTATCAACCAATTCTTCCAACTGATTGCAAACCCATCCCTCATTATTTACTCTCTTATATTCTTTAAGCTCATTAATTTTTAGCATAAAAAGCACATCAACCTTTTCTCATGAAATCAGACTTTTAACTACTCTTGAACAGCTTCATCTTCGTCAATTATATATCCATCATCGCATAAATAAACAATCTTCTCATACGGATCTGATATATTTACAAAATCACAAAAAAAGATGAGGATAATTGTAATATTCGTCTCCTTCTATATCGTATTCGATAATATTGTCAAACGGAATGCACCCTAACAAGTCTACCGTAAGATCGATTATTTCAAATTCACCGTCATTATCTAATTTTTCTTGTTTATATTTTATATCTTTAACATATGGGTATGCTCTTACCATCAACCCATTATGATAGAAATTATATACTTCCGCTTTATAATATCCCGTAAACTCCTTATCCGACAATGTATTTTTAGGATAAGCCTTATCGTATATGGACCTTATTAACACCTCTGAATGATTAAATTTTGTCCAAGGCTTATTCAACCTTTCATCTAGCTCTTCCCGATTACGACATCCTGACTGTTTAAGAAAATCTCTTTTCATTTGCTTTTTTAATGCAACATTTCTTCTAATACTTCCAACCAATGCTTTTCTTTCTGATACTAAATTTATTCCAAAATACGCAAATAATAAATCATGATATTCTGTAAAAAGCATTGCTTCAATCACAGAGCTTGTCCATATCGTTACTGTATTAAAACCTAACTCCTTGCAATAAGATTCAAAATATTCAATTTGTACCTTGGTTAAAGCGCAAGAAATCACTAATACGTAAAAATGAGGCATATAACTATTTTTCGTAGTATAATCATCAACAATATTTTTTATTATTGCCTTGGTTATTTTTTTATATCGCTTACATTGAAAATAATAAGTGTTGCTTTTCCCATTTTCCAATAACTCTACTGCTCTTATATCAATTCCATCGTCCGAGCCTTTCTTCCCAAAATGGTCTAACTTATCCCATCTTCTCATTCTATAAACCATAGCCAAAATTAGTTCTTCGAATCTAATAGGATCTAAATCTTCAAAATGTAATTGATTTATCGTTCTTGTAACCATAACTCCCCTCCAAAGAAATCAATATCACTGATCAGTCGCCCATAAGCAATTTGTCATACACTTCTTTTATTTACGTATTCCTTCAGTGCGTCTTCTTCGCTCTCATATAACCGATGCCTGGGGAATACGATTCCCATTTTCGACTATCCAGCACTTGTTACCTTTCATCACTGTAAATCACACATCCCTCTTGATTTCAGAATCTCATTAACCTTTTTTGTCGTTATGCAGTATATTTTCGCTACCTTCTTCTTATCTTCAAGTGCCTTATATTCTGAAATTATATCTTCTTCGGTCCAGTTATACTCAACTGGCTTATTCATATATTTCTCCATAATTTAATTTTTCCTCTCGAATCTTATAGTCACTTATGACCTTCCTCCATTTTATCATACAATCCTTCTGTTAAACAGACCATTCTTTGCTTTGTCTGTCTAATTTTCTCTCGCTGGATACAGGCATACTTACGTGTTATCCGGACATCAGAATGTCCAAACTGCTCCGACACATCAAGAAGCGCCTCAGACTTATCCTCTGAGAGTTTGATATACTGATTAGCCATTGTTTTTCTAAGTCCATGAGTTCCAATTTTCTGTTTAATCCCAGCTTCTTTTCTGGCTGACTCTACAATTTTGTACCAAGCTTTAGGGTCAATATGCATCCTCATCTCACCAGTCTTCCTATCCTTGTGCAGTTTCTGGGCTGTGAAGATATAGTCATCCATATTCTGTTGTCTGATGTAGGTATTCTTCCAAGCCAGCCACGCACTCATCGCCTGTTCAAACCCCAATCCCCAAGTTAGGTCAATATGCTTTCCAAATTTGCTTGTTTTCTGTGGAACGAATTCTGCTCCCAAATTAAATATCCAGTCCGGATTAAATATATCTCTCCACTTTAGAGAACAAAAATCTCCACCACGTAAACCGATCTCAATTGCACAAACAAACATGGTCAAGTTGCGTCTAGCAGCCCTTTCCTTGGCAAATGTATCCGCTTCTTCAATTCGACGCATAAAAACACTATAAACAGCTCTTATTTCGTTCTCGTTGTAAAGACACTCCATGGTAGTCCTTCTTTTTGTTTTATGGGTCTCTGGAGCCGTCTGTGCAACGTCCTCTTGATATTCAACAGGGAGTTTAATAATTTCTGCTTTGTGATTATCTTCTAATGCCGCCTGTGCCATAATCCTACCTCCATCTATTAAGAAATCAGCCGGCAGCGTTTGACCACTACCGACCAAGCAATATGTACTTATGCAATAAATCTATCTTGATTTTCGAAAATACCATTTTTAGATGTTATTCTATTTACCACATCTAGCAAAAATAATTTTTATTTTTTTACTCTCATCTTGAAATTGTGGATATTGTATTGTTGCATTTACAAGCAAATCATCTGGGTTCGTTTTTCTAAGATATGTTATTAGTTTTCTTTGTATAAATTTATTATCGTCATCATCTGATTTTTTAATTTCATACAAAGCATTAATTATTCTATGGCAATGTGCTTTGGTAAATTCATTCCAGTTCGCCTCATGTAACAATTCTAATACCCAATCAAGGTGTTCTCCGTGTCCCCGCCTAAAAATTTCTCTTGTAAGCGTAAGACATGATAAATTTCCAGCCCTTTTGTTATTTCTATTTACAATTAATCCCCATTTGTCACACAAATCTTTAATCGCAGTATCAATCGCCTCACCTGCGCAGACATGAGCTTTAAAAATATCATATGGATCAGGTTTCTTTAAACTATCACCTTGGCACCCAAATAATGCAGCTTCATCCGATTGTGAAAGACCTACTGTTATAACACATAACACGTAATCAATACACATCATTTCAAAGCAACAAGTCTGTGCTGTCCATCCCATACATATAAATTCCCATCGCTTCTATAATTAATTTTAAGCGGGTCACACTTCATATCATCCCACTCCTGTGCAAGAGTTTTAACATGACTCTGTACTGGGCGCTGATATGCTTTATCAATATGTAAATCTTCCACCGGAACAATGACAAACACTTTGTCGCCTATAGGAATACCTCCCATAAGAATTTTCAATGCGTTTTTACGGCTGTCGGTATTATCATTACGAGAGGAATTAATTTTCCTCATTTTTTCAATCATTTTATCTTTAGACATACCTACCACCATCTTTTTAGCTTGTAAATTACTTTGTTCCATTGATTTCATAATAATATTCTCCTTTTTTATTTTTTTGCACTAAAAAACGTAGGTATCCAAAAAGGATTCCTACGTATGTTTTTATAACAACAGAAGATTTGATAATCCAGTCCTCTATCAATTACTTATCATAATGGTTCCAGCCTCCGAAAAATCCATTCAGGCTCTCACCTTTCTTTTTACCGTACTCATCGTAATGGTTTACTCCACCAAACACTCCAGGAGTACTATGTCCTGTCTTATGACCATCTGAATCATAATGATTTGTGCCACCCAGGAAACCACTATGACTATATCCTGTCTTATTTCCATTTTCGTCATAATGATTCATCCCACCGAATAGTCCAGGGGTGCTATGTCCAACCTTATGTCCATTTTCATCATAGTGATTAATTCCCCCAAAGAATCCTGGTCTGCTATACCCTTTCTTTCCCATGCCAATTACCTCCTAACGAATATCTAATTTTATCCTGTTATTCAATCCTTATTTCTACAGGTTTTCCTACCATTCTTTCAACGAACAAAGCCTCTGCAATAGAATCCAAATCGTCAAAATAGTAATCAAATTCATCACACTGGAATCCATCTGGAGTATCATTAATATGATATGTTTCTTCTGCATCAGTGTCTATTGACAAAATAACACTATCAAACTTTAATTCATTGGCTTTATCATAAGCTGAGTTTATTTCCTCAATAAAATCATCCACCAGATAGTCTGGTTTAATTTCTACATTCCGACAACTGCCGATTTCAATAGCCTCAATAATTCTACATCCCCCATCTTTTAATTCTAATGCTACTTCTTGTAATTCTTCCTCTGACTCCAGCCAATGATAGCTGATAGAATGTTCACTATCTTCTGCCAATAATAAAAATGGTTTTTCTGGCTTATTAAATATATTCTCGTTCATAATCCTCCAATCATCATATTTGAAGAAACTTAGATTTTATGCCATTGCATACCACTTATCAACTTCACTCATAATTCCTTCAACAGGATTTACATCAATATATTTACTGGCAACTGCCCATTTATAGTAGGCCAATAGTATATAAAATCTATGCTTTACAGTTGTCAGAGTCAGACCAGCACTTTTCATTCTGTGGATGTATTCTTTTAAAGTATCCTGCGAAATGTTATTTAGATCCTGATTACAGTCACTTTCAATTTTATTCAATGCTAACTGATAATCTTTTATAGTATCATCTGATGCTTCTTTTGAACTAATGTAATTCACAAACTCCTTAATCATCTAAAATTTCCTCCCTGTAAACTCAAATTTCATGCTACTTCTCTTTTAAAACATCTATCATCTCATAAAAGTTCAAAGCGCTAGGATGTTTGGGATCTCTTTCATATCCGTCTTCTGTCTTATTCAATAATGCAACAAAATATCTTACTAGATTCATCATCCATTGCTTTTTGCTTTCCATCATTGGCAAACCTCATTGCTTCTTCTTTCGATTCGCATTCTGTAATTGTATTCTTTGTAGAATAATAAAATTTACATACACACCATTTCATATTGTTATTCATTTTATTTTATCTCCCTTGAATCTATTATTTCAACGTATTTCTTCTGGTATATCACTTTCATTAATCACTTCAGATATAAGTGATAATCTAATGTCTTTTTCTCTTTTTTCTTCTTCCAAGGATGGAATGTAGCGCTCACAAGACCCCATATTTTTGCCATAGTTCTTACATCCTGCCCATCTACACGTTTTGCAATTCTTTATCAATATATACTCACTCTTTTCCTATTAATCTAATAATTCAATCTTTTTTGGTCTTATATGTATGTCCTTGCACTGGTGTATCACATCTCGCACATCAATCATTTCCTGCTATTTTAATATCTGAACAAACTTCTTTTTCTTTGTGTCATACACTTTAACAAAAACGCATTGTTCTTGATTGTCTCCGCGCATATCTGCATCTACAGTACTTATAATTTCTGCTACATGTTCCGGTTCCACATTTTCTGTGAGTGGTTCTTCATTGTAGTCTAACGATTCTCCAGGTTGTGCCATATAGATATTAACATTTTGGGGGTTCTCTTTGTTAATGTGAATATAATAATATAAAACCTTATTGTTTAAGTGTCCAATCGCAATTTTTCCATGTGCTTCTATATTCCTCCCATGAAATAATCCTTTATTCTGTACACATAATTTTACTCAGGCTGAACACTTTCTATCATTTTCAATAAACTACTTTTTACATTGTACAGTATTTCCAAAGGCAATGTACCTATTTTTTCTTTTATCCTTTTCTTATCTAAACATCTAATCTGCTCCAAATTTATATATAAATTCGAAAGATGCTCTAATTTATTAGTTTTCATACTAATAGATACTTCCGTTTCCCCTCTGTCTACATAACATATGGGAACAGCTATAACAGTTTGATTGTCTAAACTATTATCCCTAATTATTAACACTGGTTTTACACCACCTTGCTCACTCCCTATCACAGAGCGCAAATCAGCAAAATAGACATCACCATAATTCATTTTAATATCCTCCTCACTATTTTGGTATTTCCTCTTCCAACATCTTTAAGTTGGTTTCGATAGCTGATATATCAATTTCCCCATTATTCAACCAATTGTTTTTTATCTCAGAAAAATCTTCATCCGGTATTTCAGAATCATCAGCATTTAATTGTTCTAGCCGCCTGTGATACCACTCCAATACAATCTGTGAATGTTTATCCGCTTGTGATAATAATTTATTATTTGTTTCAATATGTTCTTTTATATATTTAGGAATTTTCATTTTACATTCCTCTCTACTAATAGTTTTGTTCTTATAAATTCATCGTAAGGACTTAATATACAGCCCTTAGCCACATTTCGGCCACTTCACGTCTTCCCAGATGATATCCATAAATGTCATCGTCTTCCAAAGCTTCTAGCTCTCATATCTTCAATAGCAGCGCTCGAATCAGATAAATATCTAACCATTTTTTACAGTATTCTTTGTGCTTACGATAATCATCATCTGCCTGTTCCAATGCTTTTATTGAAGATTCTAGTAAAATCTTTTCCAGTTCAGCTTTAGCATCTTCTAAACTTTCAGATTCTAAATTTCTTTCGAATACCGAATTAGATGTTGAACCACACCAGTAAAAACTTTTTGGATTCGAGTGTAATCGGTCAGCCCAAAATTCTGGAGAATAGGTTTTTTCATCTTTAAGTGTAGCTATTGGATTTTCACTATCTATTTCTGTTATTAACAAATCGTACCATCCACAGCCCTGATTTCGCCATTCCTTCATTTTAGCACCTCACTCGCTCCTCTATCATACAATTTTTTCTATCGCGGCATCACACATTTCTTTGTCCATCCAGCCGCTTCCATAGCTTCTTTACTACTACACATAGGACAAATTTCTGTCTTATCATCTTTCCTTGACAATGCTGGTCTCTCAGTATATTCCTTACCGCACATAGGACATATCATTTTTATTTCCTCCTGCTTCTTAATTTTCAAAGCGTGTAAAATATAATTAAATACGATTCCTCTTATTCTGGAATAAGAAAGACTATATTCGTGACTTATTTCTCCGAATCCAGAACCGCGTACATACTTTTCTACAATTTCTCTGTTTCTGTCTGATGTTTTTACCACATCAATATACTTCAATAAACATTCATTAATAATCCGTGCTCTGTAATGATTGTTTTGCTCCATAGTATCACCTATTAAACATTTTATCTATCTTGATACACTCATTCACTGTGTTCAATACAGCTTTTGGAATATCTCTTTCAGCAACCATGGTATTTTGTATATCGGTTTCAGTAATGTTTAGCTTTCTATCGTAGTGACGCCCATATGTCTTACCATTGGATTCTATTAATATGGTTTGATATCTTTGCAATATCTCGCTATATCTTAATACTAATATATATAAATCTTTCTTTTTTGTTTTTTTATTATACGTATATCTATGAGTCGTTTTACAAATAACCGGATAGTTCATATGATTTACTCCTCACTTTTCACGCCCCATTCCTACGCAGCCACTGTTTGTATTTCCGCTCAGCAATAATAATCCGATTGTACTCCGCATCTGACATAATGCACGTAGCTCTGTTCATTTGGACAATCAACATCTTGCTGCCATTACAATCAAAAGCAGTAATGACATTATAAATATTATTGTTCATGACGTTTCACTCTCCTATTATACAATTTTTCAATTATAAAAGCCACCAGATTTTCATCCGGTGGCCTCTATCGTAATCTACCTCTTTCTCGCCGGAGTCGTATGAATATCATTAGGGACATCGTACCTTCCGTTATTTGTCTTAATATCAATATCTCTCTGTGACATACCATTCGACCGATCAACGCCCATCTGAGTGTAATCCAACCTCTTCCCTGGTGGACACAGCCGATTGTGTGCTCTATGACTTGGAGCTTTTATGACAACACATATTAAAATAATTGAAGCAATCAGTCCCATATTTTGTACCATCCTTCCCACAAATACTGTTTTCATTTAAATTTATTAATAGTCCACAAACTATTTCTTACCCTTGATAGCTTCCATAATGAGCTTAATCCCATCACTGAAGCCATAGATATAGCCCTCCTCCATCCCAGCTACCAATACTTCCATATGCGCTTCCAATATCTTTGAAAGTTCGTCCTTATCAGCTGGTTCAAGCCTATCCATAAATTGCTTGCCCAACTCATACGCAATTTGACGCTTCTCTTGATATTCCTCTGACATTCCCATGTTGTCCACAGGTCGAAAATCGCCCTCGTATATTTCTCGGATCATCTCTTTCTCCTTCCCTCATAGGTTGCAATATCACAAACAAAAAACAGCCTACACTATTGTAAGCTGCCACAGAAACCTGTGTTTCCTGTGTTTTATTTTATTTCCTCTCCATTTTCATTAAATATCACTACGGCAGGATGTAGCTATGTAATTCCTTTTCCAATAACTCCCGCGCAAAATCATTACCTGTCAAATTATTTTTGCCTTGCGCTACCTTAACGGAGAACAATCTGTCTGTATCTTCTGTTCCTAGCCAAAATTCAAACATTGGCATACTATCTACCCCTTTCCCTATAAGTTCTTATTCTCACTTCTGGTTCCACAAAATCGGCGTCTATATGCTGCTTAATCACTTCCAACATCCATTCTCTACAATCTGCCGTGTTACAAATCCATCCCCAATCGTCCTTGTCCTCATAATCAAATTCCAGCTTTATTTTTAGCATTTCAATAAATTCGGAAAAGAACTCCCTTTCGGCCAAACTACCTCCATCACAATTACCGGATGGAAAGTGCGCCTTGCAACCATATAGTAACGTTGGAAAATATGCATCATCTTTATGCTTACTCTTTGATTTCCGTTGTGGTATAGGATATCTGACCCGCTCTGACAGCAACAAGTTAAATGCCCAGACATATTCTAAAACCTGTTTCTGTTTAATCTGAAGTTGCCGATCCGCAATTCGAGGAATCAAGGCAAGCAGCTCTCCGATTCTGTTTGTATCCGTCGCATAGCTCATGATTAGGTTTTCAACAAATTCATGAGCGTTCTCCTGTCGTAACTGTTCTTTGATAATATTTGACTGCTTCGAAGATAACATATACTCAACTCTCCTTTTGTTTACTATTCCATCCGTTTTCAAATTTTGTGCCACTCCAGTTAAACCCATCAATCATATAACAGGAAATCTCAAACAACATGTCCTCTGGCGTCTGTTGGATAAACCAGTCCATATTTACAGTAGTTCTGTCATGCTTATATTCGTCAATAAACTTCATTATTTCTTTAACTGTTATATCTTTTCTCTGAATTTTGTAAAAGTCTGGATACCACCTATCAGAAAATCTCCCATTAAAATAATCAGTTGCAAACTGTCCCGTCAACATAGGAACTTTCAGACCATGGCTATAATAGATTTCCTCAATTCCTTTTAATTCTTCTGTCGTATTAAAAGCCGAAATACCAATACTTGCATCTTGATAGCTTGAAAAATCACTGGCATACATCATATAGCAATCTTTATCAGGCTCAATCCAATCTGGCTGTATGTCTGCCCCTATTAATGTGGCGGTTCCGCATCCGGCACAGATAAGAAGAAGATTTTTATTATCTTCCAAGGCTTTTTCAATTTTCTCAGTCGGAACCATATGTATTCTTCCGCATTTACAAATTCTCATGTCATATTTTCTATTCATAATTTTATCCTCACCTTCCCAGCAAACATGTATTTCATGCTCTCTTCAAACACTTACGGTTTCTTTTGCATATTCTAATGCTCCGAGAATTTCAGAACAAGGGAATTTTGGTTCTTGTCGTTTTCCCATCAAATAGTCCTGTAAATCCTGAATCCGTTCTATTACCTCTTCTGGCTTAAGATTTTTATAGCTCATTTTGTTTCCTCCATCTTTTCTTGATACTATGTAATTCTCCGTTTACATGCCCATTAAATCCTCTGCAACACTCACATTAAATGCTTCCTCAAACCAGTGCCAGATTTCTTCTCTATAGATTAACTTTCAATATTTTTTTCTATTTTTGAATTATTTCCCAACAAGCATACTCACTTCCATCTTTATCCCATATTTCTGTTTTATTCCCCGATTCTCCATAGTCGTAGTTTCTCCCTTTAAAATATTCCTTCACTTCATCTAACTCGTAATCAATCGCTTCTATAGCTTCTTTCTTAGTTAAATAATCTTGAATACTATCGTTGTTTCCCGTACTGTCTGTATATTTTACTTTGTACATATTTCTCTCCTTCTTCGCTCGAAAAGTATATTTTAAACGTGTTTCCAATCGTCAAACACGTCACCGTTACTATCTAAATATGTGTCTGGAGCATCTGAAAATGAATAAACACGTTCTTCCCAGTATTCAATATCAGAATTCAAATAAGTTGCCCAGCATCCCTTCCCTAATCGCGCATATTTCTCGCACATTTCCTCATCTATGTAATGATAATCTCTCCAGTTATCGCATTCTTTTACCGCATTTTCATCACACATTGCAATATAGTCCCCAACGGCCATATCATTGAAAGCCTTCTTTTTGGCATCTTCCCAGGTGTCTGCATTTATTTCATAAACCTGGTTTACGCATTCACCAACTGATTCATGATAAAATTTCATTATAGGTTCCACCTCTCTTTTCTCTATATACTCTTGTTTTCCAATTCAATTATTGCACAGTAAATATATGTCATCATACTAACTCCCTTTCTGAGCAAAAATAAAAGCAAACAGATATATATTCTCTGATTGCCACCACCATCATTGCTAAATTTCTATAATACCTATATTGCTGTGCAATAAGATTACATCTATACCCATTGGGTAGTACCCCTCAGTTACACAAAACTCACTTGCCTTCAAGAGAGCCTCCGCGTGGTTATGGGATTTTAAATGTAAAGGGAGTTTATAGTCTTTTCCCATATTCAAAATAATCAAATAATCTTTCATATTCCGTCGCTTCCTTTCTAAAACCCTTACTCTCAATTAGCACATTGTGTTCCATAATCACAATATGAAAATCTCACAATGCCATTTTCCTTTATGGTAATTAACATGACTGAATATCCTTCATTTTTACTATCTGTCCACTCAGCATAAATAGATAACCCTTTCTCATCATTAACACGTCCCTCACCATTGAAGTAACAATCATCAATGGCTTGTTCTATTAAACATACCAAGTTGCTGCTCATTGGACTTCTCATTTATGCACCTCCACTCTGTAAACGTGCATTTCATCCCACAAACTCCAAGGCAGTTCCTTCTGAATCTCTATACTTGACTATTTCATCTTCGATCAAACTACTGATTGCCAATTTTAATCTATCAGTTCCAAAATGGCGATATAATTCTGTACAGTTTACAGGAATAAAGCATCATTGCTATTCATAATCAGCTTAATTATTTTCTTGCGCAAAGATACAACATTATCATCATATCGTGTAAGCATTTAATTCTCCCTCTGCAACATAAATGATACTCCCATTTGAGTTTATTCCGTTACAAGATCCGTTTTTATTCGGCTGCCCACATAATACCAACCTTCTGGCTTATTTCTCCAACTATTCGGATCAACATCATCATTGTGTTGATTATCACAACCTGTTAGTAATCCTTTCTTTCCCAGTGCTTTTAGAATGGTTCCATTGACTTTTGTTCCCTCTGTCATAAGTGGCTTATATGTATTATCACCTTGCTTATGAATAATGAAGCATGTTCTCCAATAGTCATTTACCCAACGGATAAACACATTACCACTACCATATTCCGTTTCAAGTTGCTTTGCTTTCTGAATAACTTGATTTTGTTTCTCTGTTAATTTCATCTCATATTCCTCCGAATCCAAAGAAAGACATCTTTTAACTGTTTACAACTTGATACCACTCTGGATTTTTAATATTGTATACATCAATAAATTTGTTTGTCACCTCTTGTAATCTGTCAATCTTATTCTGCATTTCTACAAGCTTGACCTGATAGAATGCTTCTAATTCCGTTTCAAAAAATCCCTCATAGTTAAGATCGGAAAGTCTTGAAAGAAGCTTATCTTCACCAAATTCTTTCAATGCATAATCACTAAACAAACCTTGTGACAGTGCGAATTTTCCTCCAAATTTCTTCTCCTGTTTGTCTGATAATTTATATATTCCCCAGTTACTAACCAATAATTTATTCTTCTCAATTTTTCTTACTAATTCCATATTTTTTCCTCCAATCGTTTACCAAAAGAAAGGTACATTTCATTTGTTATAAAATGCTTCACAATATTCAATCAAAGGAACTACATATCTGTTATTTATTAAATCTTGATTAATATGTGCTTTTGTATATTTCCAAGGAGCAACAATTTTAAAATCTCCGTTATTTACATGTCTCAATATCCAATTGAGGTGAAACTTGAACATGGATTCATCTCTAATATCAAGGTTGCCACTATAAATATCTCCAACTACGAAATGTCCCAGCAAATCTTCAAATGCCTTTTTGCAATACAGTTCTATAAACATAATCCATCCTCCAAAAATTTTATAACCTTATATTCTCCCATCAAATCATTGATTCATCTGCTTATTTCCTTTTGACATTTCATAAGATATTCGTCAAATTCCACTCCCACAAATTCATAAAATATTTTCTTTACAGATAGCTTATCTTGACTTTCTTTGTAAATATTGAATATATCTTGAGCGATACCTGAAAGCTCAAAATCATTTGTTTGTAATGCATCTACTAAAATAGTATCTGCATCAATAATCTGTCCGTATGGTGTATTAACATTAAGTTTTTCTACTTCCTCAATCATTTCTAATGTCCAATCTGTCATGTTATTTCCTCCATTCAATGTGCTACATTATAAACGCTCTCCGGCACATGATAAATCCATGAGCCACTTCTTACTAAAAGTGCGTCCATACCGTAATACAGTTTCTTCATTCCATAAATACTGCCTGTTACAGAAAAATTAGGATACTGTGAAAGATTGTATTGCTTCTTCTGTTCTTTGTTCATATATTTTACCCGTGCCACTATGTAACCCCTTTCACTATTTAATTGATAAGTTATTGGAACAATATTCTATGTAGTTTTAAATGATCTTTTATATTCCTTTTAATTAATCTCCAAAATCCTTTATCTGTAAAAGGCATTTGGGAAACATCACAAACCTTCCCACCGTCAAGGTATTCGAGAACCTTTCCATGTTCATCGTTTTTGTATACATCATAATCAATGCACATAGTTCCGTCATAATCCCTTATCGTAATGTCTGTGCTATATCCAAGTGGATAATTTATTAACTGTCCCACAGAATCCATAGATATATCATAGTGACCAGAGGATATTTCTTTTTTTAATTCTCCATATTTTCTATAACATCTAACTGTTTTCATAATCTTCTAACTCCCTTTGTTCTTTATTTAAGCATAATTACAAACCCATACGCTTTTCCATTAAGCTTCCCACCTGCTTCTATTTGATAATAATTATTGGCTTTATATTCTAAAATATCTTTTTTACAAAAAGCCACATCACTTCCGTCAATATCAAAATATTCTTTAAGAGTCTGATATTCAAATTCTTGTGTACTACCCCAAAGACCATAACTATAACACTTCCAATTCTTGTAATAACTCATATTTTGCTCCTGTTTTTCACTAAACTTTGATGCATCCAACGCTTATTAGTCCCATCATAGCCACATAAGTCTTCCCACTATGAAACTTCCCTACTTTATATTTATATTTCTATAAAATAATTATCACCTGTAAGCCCGTCAGGATCTTTGCTCATATCTTTAAACCAAAGATATAATTTGCCGTTCCATTCATACAACCTTTGCTGAAATTCCATTTTGCAGTTTCATAAGAAATAAGTTCTTCCAGTTTGTCAAAAGCAACTAGAGTTCCCCAACAACTTCCACATGTCTTATCATTAACGCAGAATTTATTTATATCCATTATGTATCTCCTCCATGAAATAGGCTTGAAATGTGAATTTCTTTAGATGTCTTCCTCTGTTATCTCAATCACTCCACAAGGCTGAGTGTCATTCTCAAAATATTTCCCACCAGTGAAATAAGCCATACAGTCATTTAAAACAACACCTCTTTGATAGCCATTCAAATCGTCTATTTTTATCTTGTTCCCGTTATAATCTGTAAGTTCATACCTATCTACATTTTTACCTTCTCCAATAAGTGTATAAACCGCTCTAAATGGGTTAATGCTTTCCAGTAAGTCCGTCAATCCATCGCTTGTCATTTCATCTTTATACTTCTGAAAAAATACTCTATATCATTAATTTTAAATATTACCTTCCTCATATTCCCTCCATTCATCCCTTGAAATTGCTTTTTGTTAGTTCTCCTTGAATAACTCAACCTCTATTGCATATTTTCCACGCTGATTATCCACATAATAAATATGTTCGTTACCTTTCATACTGCTTATATCGGCATCCGCCACATCAAAAAAGTACCCTGTATCATCCGATTCAATACAGTCTTTAAAAACCTCTTAATTGCTTCTTGGAACGTATATCCGCATAGCATTACTTCATCAATACCCCATCTTGCTCTAACTCTGGCTCTATAATACTTATCCATGGTGTTATCTCTCCATTTGATTATAATAATTACTGTATGCATTTCTTATCCTTCAGATATTCCTCAAACTCCGGTATGCATTCGTTCAATTCGCCAAAATCACAACGCATTTGTATACCGTCCTTCTGAAGCAAAAGATGTCCATGTTCTTGTTTTACGCTTATTCCATTGATAATAATTTCCGTAATCATAGTCTCGTTACCTCCTAAACATCATTACAATCTGGCGAGTGATAACAAGCCCAATACCTATCGCAATGCAGACAATAGCAGCCATTCCCGCCGTGTTGTCAATAACTGCAACCACACAACCAAAAACAATCATTAGAGCACCACATGCTCTTTGTTTGAAAAAGCAAATACTTACTCGTTTTTGATTCTTACTTCTCCTGGACCTCTGCAAATCAATAATCTTTTCCGCTTCTGTGAGCGTATATAACGGCTCATAGCAGCTTGTTTTAATCTCCTTTAACATATCTCCTTACCCTCCTATGATTTTGCCGATTATGGACACTATAAAAGGCACTACGGTTTATATTCTCCGTAATGCCTTTTAACTGTTCACAAAAATCACAAATTCTTCGGGTTTAATTTGCCTTTGGTAGCATTTCTCTTAAATCGTATTCTTCTAGTTCAATACCGTTGATGGATACGAACACGGTATAATCGCATATGTAACACTTTTCTTCCCGCTCTTGTTCCTCCGATGTATCCAAAATATTACAATCGGCGTCTTCTATTTGGTTCCAAGAAACTCTATTATCTATAATAGATAAATCAGATTCCTTAAAATCCGAAAAATTACATCTATTAATATGTGCAAGCACCATCTTTCCGATTGCATGAATATTATGAATATCTACATCAAAGCTACCGTTATAGTATTCCATACCTGAACATTGGCAAAAATCCCCTTCTCCTTCATTAGTCCATTCATGAACCATTTTAATTCCACCTTGTATTGTAACTTTGAAATTGTTCAGAAATTTTTCTATATTAAGCATGATTTATTCCTCCAATATTGAAATATAAAAGGAAGGCTGCTAAACCTTCCTTATGTTATTCTCTATTCTGTTTCGGTTTCTCCTTGATGTGTTCCCTAAACACTCGCAACACTTCCATTATCGTATCTTCATGTATGGTATATTCGGCAAAATATTCTTCAAAATGGTACTTTTCGTCACATTTTAAAGATAACCAATATGTATTATCTTCATTGTCTTTGTAAAAATCCATTATATACAGTCTGTATTTTTTGGGAATGTACGACATTAACTCTTTCATGGTATAACCTCCGTATGTCCATTATAAGATAATAAAGAAAAGAAATCTACCTTTCATCAGTGCCCTAATCCCAATTAAATTCTAATTGGTCAAAAGTGTTTTCCAGTTCTACAGAATCATTACAAACATAATCACCTATAATTTTTCCATCCCTGTACATATTCCCTCTATATTCTGCGCCATTCGGATAAAAAGTTACGTCTATATAATCCGCTTCTTTATGACTATCTCCATACCACATATCTATTTCAATCATATGTATACCGCCTTTCTAAGCTATAATCTCAACCCATGTTACACGCTGTAAATCGTCCTCCACCGTTCCCATGTTAAACGTCGTACCCATATAGTATTCAAAAACATGTTGTTTACAGGCGTTGATTGACGTTATAAACGTATCGTCATTTTCAAGGTACAATTTCACGTCATAATATGGTTCATACGTTACGATGGCTTTTTCTTTTAATGGGTAGAGTCGTTCTAATCCGCTACGATGATATTTTCTATCAGGAAGATAATAAACCTCTTTGCGGTCATTTATTACATCCTCTATATCTAACTGATAGTATTCATCAGTTCCAAAAAGATCAGCCGCCAAAACGCCTGGATATTGATAAAACCAGTCAATTTGATGTTCTTTCAAGAAGTCAATTATGTATTTGGTCATAGTTTTTTCTTTAAAATCAAAATGCAAATAAAAAACATTTTTCATAGTTTACACCTCTCAACTTTATTAATCAGCCTATTTACACATTTTTCCTTTTTCCTATTTTCTGATCTACTTATTGACGTATCATCATACAATACAATATATCCAGACTGAATAAGACTAGCTGCCATCTCATATGGGTTAATTTTTGGGAAGTAACATAAATACTCAATACAGTTGAACCGACTAGGATCGTTTAAGTGTTCTTCAGACCGTCCTTCGGTCATTAATCTTTTTTTATAGCCATCAAATAGCCTTTCTGTCTGTTCCTCTGTTGTTTCAACTTTCCCAGATACCAAAACATGACCACCTCTAATGTGATGTTGATTGAAATATTTATGCTTATCGTCTGTTTCAATAGCAGTAGATCCGTTCTGATACGTTCTGTAAAAATCCTCTGCCTGTTCTTTTGTAACTTCTTTCCAATCTCCAAAAAATGATTTAATTTCTATCATAATATCCACTGTTTAACCTTTCTTATTCTTCAATTATTTCTCTGTGCTTTTCCATCTTAATAGGGTAATTGCAGTTTTTCCTATATTCTTTCAAGCTTCGCTTTGCGTCTTCTCTTGTGTATTCGGAATTTTCAACTTCCCATCCATAGCCACAATTACCCAATATATCCCATCTATCAACAGTTTTCCTTTTATAAGCCATAGTCTCACCTTGTTCCCTTTCGTTATATGTATTCTCTGTTTCATTCCATCAAAAAGAGATATCTCACTGATCTGGTTCCACCCGATACCGTTTGGATTGCACATTTCCGGATCACTTCCTTTTCTATATCTGGCATATCCATCTTATCCAGTAATGAAAAATCAAAAATACGCTTCTCCTTATACAGATATGTTCCATCTTCTAATACCAAACCATTTTCTTTTGCTGTCTTTTTAGCTGTTTTTAAAAAGCTTATATTCTTTCATCGTCATTCCCTCCAATGATCTCATGTGCAAGTCTGACTGCATAACCTCCGGCCAATATCAATAATGCTGTTGCAAAATCCATTATGTATCTCTCCCATAAGTAAAACGAGCATATACGTTGTGACGCGTATATGCCCTAATTATCGTTCCCAGTACCATCCTGCGCCATCCTTTGTATAGAGCATTAGCCCCGTATCTGTGGCTCTAAAGTCTGTCACATTGGACATATTGAGATAATTAGATTTATGCATTAAAATAGACGCTGTGATAAGCGCCGTAAGTGCTGCCGTGATTAAGATTGTAGTTATAGTTTTCATTTCTCCCACCCTTCCTTGCGTATATATCTATAATGGGACCTCAAATTGTGTACCCTTTACGCCCAAATAAAAGCCATAATCACAGACTAATCCCAGAATATAGTACGGATGATATTTGTCTGTGGATTCCCTCACTATAGTTTTCCGGATGTCCTCTAAAACAGCTTTATCTGGCTGATATCCTTGTTTTAATAGGCCATTGATAACTTTGTGCTCAATTTGTCTATCTTTCATATAGTGCCCCTTTATTCAATTACAGTAAAATTTTCCTCTAAAAATTCCTCATACGTTTGACTGAACCAAGGTTGCGCGCTGAACCATGCATACTGTTTTTTAGGTACTGATTCATCAACTACCCTGTCATATTCAGGGTCATAAAACTTTCTTTCCATTTGTTATTCTTCCTCTCTGGTGTTACAAATGTGATATTTCATTGATTTTATAGTTTAATTACCGCACTTACATGATTTTTTTCATCTTCATTATTTCCAATTTCAAAATTCATTGGAATTTCGTATTTAATTGATATACATTCTCTCGCATCAAATGAATTATTAGCCGTTACTATTGTTTCAAAAAGTTCTCCATTTTTCATAAATGATACTAAATATTTTTTCATGCTTGCCTCCCTTGAAATATTGAATTCTACCGTCTCCAGTCCATTGCTTCGACTTCCATAAGCATTCTAGCAGCCGAAAGTCCATCAATCAGTCCCAAGTCCTGTAATGCTCTTATGTAACCAGCTCTGTATGAAACACTATCACCAATAAGTGAATATGGAGTAAGTTTCATTTTTAATAATGCCTGTTCCCTAGCTATGGATTTGATTGCATAGTTCTTCATCCTTTATGCCTCCATCCATTGAAACATCTCGATTGGGGCTGTAATAGTACCGCCCTCACACTCCGCAACAATCAAGATATCCATACCTTTAAAGATCAGATCTTTAACTGTACACATGATTGCATGATCAAGATCCTTGTAACCATAAATTACTTTTGTTCCCTTCATAGTTATTTGCCCTCCCATTAACATTTACGATACTTGCGATATTGACAATCCCAATAACATTTTGCAATTTCATGATCATCATCCTCTAAAAGATGACTTCTCCAGATTCCCCACGGCCATATACCATGGCAAGCTCCAAAATATTGTTGCTGTCCGTGTCATCTAATTTGTATACACGACGACTTGTATTGTCGCTAATTATGATTAATGTCCTCATAGCGCCCCACCTCTATCACACAATATCAAGGTTATCAGTTGCAATTAAACGATATTTTAAGATGTCTTTTATATCCTCTTTACTCATGCGTGTATAATCGTACACATAGTTACATGCTCCAAAATTCTCCATGCCGTAATAATCAATACACCCTATAGCGTATTCAATAGGGTTGAAAGAATCTGAATCCATGCCCAGAAAATCCATTACAGCCTGCTTATCGATCCAATCATCTGTAATGTCCACTGAGCACTCGCCAAATTGATACAAGTCTTCCTCATCGGAATAAGGATTGCAAACAAGGATATTCAATACTGAGTCACTATGTTCGCTGTCCACCAGTCTGCCGCGCTCAAAAAATCTTTATCACCATAATTTATGTACATATATAACACCTCCGTTTTCTTATTCTCTTTATCACTTATCCATGCAAACAAGTTGATTGTCTTCTTTGCATGGTAAATAATAAATCATTACATGTATAAATCACAGAATACTGACATAAACAACTTGTAAAACGCACGTTTCTTTAAAACGCTGTGCAATTCTTCATTTTTTACAATAGCAGTTGCATTAGATACTTTAGCGCCCAAACAGTCTGACATCCGCTCAGCCATAGCGCGGATTTGTGCATCTGTACAATTTTCTATTCCTAAAAGATTTAAAAATTCCGCAATAGCATTCAGAAAATCTCCGCGTTTTCCATCTTCGATTTTCCTGACATATGAAGCATACATATCGTCAGGAACAAACGCATATGTATCTTGTAAATCTTCCTTGAGTGGTGCAAGGGCCTTTTCATGGCGCAACTTTTCCCGATTGATTGCCTTGTCTACTTCTAATGTGGGATATTTGGCAACTACCTCATTTTCATTCATGCCTTGCTCTAAATCATTTTTGCGACTCTCTTTAATTGCTTCCAGCTTCTTTTCAAGCTGGTTCATTGTTGCATGATAAGCAACATTCTCTTTAGCCATTGCTATCATGGTAAATTTAAAGCTGTTTATCTGGTTTGCAGCCTTTTCTGACATGCTCTTAAAATTGATATTTTTCTTTGACATAATATTTTCCTCCATAAATTTTGATTTATCACTTAAAGATACTACCAAAGCCACCAGCATAAACTGATGGCCTTATACTATCTTTAAATTTATCCACCTTATTTTTTAGTTGTCAAAGTGCGTATTATCCATTTAGAATGTTAAACACGGGACCTAATCCCACTAATTCCATAGTACAATGAATAATTTTGATATGTATTAGTTCTCTTTTTGAGCGACTTTAATATACGTTCTGCAAAGTAAATCACAGAATGAGATTGTCGCTTAAATTGGTTTAGGGAATTTTCCATCAAAGAATTTGACAGAATCGTTGAAATGTGATATCCTCAAATTGCGAATATGTGGATCACATATCAATGTGTTTCCCTGGAATTGGGTGGTTGTTAGCGCAACCGCCCTTTTCTATTGTAAGAGGTACTTTCCGCCCCCTCTATGTATGGTTTCACGTCACGACATTTTCGGCACTTCCCCTAATCAATTGTCCGAATGACCATACAGGCGGGTATTACGTTCAATGCTTACGGTTTGAACGATCCGACCGAATCTTACTTGGATAACGGTATCCGTCCTCACTTTTTTATAGTACGCTGAGTACGTCTTTTATCACCGTTTGTTCCGGCGAATGGAATCGGCTAACTGAATAGCCCACGGCTTGACCGTCAATTCCTAAATAATTAGATAAAGTACATTTCACCATTGATTTCTAACGCAATTGCGTCCTGTGACATCTCTTCTTTCAGTGCCTCTGCCAGCTCTATCACCTCGTCAACGTGATCCTGTAAATCTTTCTCGTTACAGTACGCGTATACTGTAGTTGATTTTTCCTTTACTAGTCCAGCCGTTGGACTTTTCCAGTAACCTAATGTTTGGGAAGCTGTGGCTCCGCCAAAACATTCAGATAACAGTGTTGCCACGCGATCCACAAATGGACTGTTGTCAATTTCTTTGTTAACGTCCGTTGTGGCCGGAACGATAAATGTGATTTTTGATGAAAGCTTGAAAAGATTTTGAAGCGTTGAATTCCTAATCATGTTTTATTCCCCTTCCTTAACTCTTGAATCAAGTATAGCACTTGAATGTGTAGTTGTCAACTCTTTTCTGCAATTTTTTAATCTCTTTTCTGCAATTCTATTTCCATTTTATAATCAATTATTTCCAAAATTCTATTTGCATCATGTACCGTAAAATTGCTTTTTGCTAACATTTTACTTAAATTTTGTCTGGTCATTCCTAATTGCTCAGCAATATATGATTTTTGATAACCAGATTCTGCAATAGCACTATTCACAGCTTGCACTAAATCAATATTAGATGCTATCTGTAATTTAATCATAATAATTCCTCCTACCTCTCAAGTGATATCATTATAGCATAAAGTGCATACAATGTCACACCCTTGATAGGTTCACAGCTTGGTTTCCGCTTGTAAGCGTACTTACGATACCGCCACGAGAAGGCGCTGTCATGGTATCATTTCCCCTCGTTGTTAGAGGGATTGTATTACTTATCTTATCACTCTGCATATGGTCTATCCTGCTTAGTGTTTTTCAATTTTACGCTAGGCTCTTACCTGTAATGTCCCAAGTGCTCCGCCGTTACTCACACTTGATTGCTTATAGTTGCTTTTATGTCCCGTTGGAGCGGTAGTTATTACAACGTCAATCAAGGTTTTCGCCTTCCCTGGTGATTGTTACTTTTAACAGTTATCCGGATTGAATACTTTTGACTTCCTTTTCCTTGCCGTCTGTGCCGTGCCATGTCTGGTAGGAATCGTTATTACAGTCAATTACAATCAATCGGACTGATAGACCATATACAAAGCCATAAGGTTTGGGGTATTCGTTCCCGTTACGTCCTATTCTACACGTAGGAACCGTATCACTGGTTTATAGTGCTGCTAGTACCATTTACGTGTGGTGATAGCATTGAGACGGTGACAAATTAACAGTGGCCGTTACATGCAGTTTGTTTCATGCATCAACTTTGGAAACCCTTTGAACCACACTATATTAGTATTTTTATGATTGCCCCGCACGGGAAGCAAACGACATTATGTACATTTTCAGTGGTTCGCCGGAATTAAAAAATACGTTAAAATATCTTGGTAGACCTCAAACCAAATTAAAAAGAGTGTAAAACCCTTAATAATTCAATAGGCTTTACACTCTGTATGGTTATTTTAAATCGTTTACTTTCTTTTCCAATTCATTAACCTTGGATGATAGATCCATCAAACGGACGATGCAGTTAATTTCACGCTCAGTCTGTGATATTAACTTATATAAACATTGAATGTCGTCCTTTATTGGCTGTAATTTTGTTTCTAACATGTCTGATAGAGCAAGCAATAACTCATTGTCTGTCACAAAATCCCTCCCACTATGCTATCCGATTCTTTAATTCAGCCATTTCCTTTTCGAGTTTTTCTACCTTACTAGTAAGGATATTAACTTGGATCTCATATATTGCCGTCTTATCAGATACTTTAATGGCTTGATTTAGCTTGTCAATCAAGTTTCCATGGTTTTCAGCCAGTAGCTTAATGTTTTTATTGGTTTCGTTTTCAAGCGTTATCTCGATACCAGTCACGCGCTGTTTTAACTCTTGCATGTCGCTGTATATCGCTTGTAATAACTCGCTATCGGTCATTGTCTCACCACCTTCCCACGTTGTCGTTGATATGGATTGATTATACCATGTTGGGAGTGTAAAGTCTATTCAATTATCAAGGTGCCGATTGTTGCTATTATGTTGTAGGGCTTGCGCCCTGTCCCTTGAGACATTTATAATATAGCATAGGTGGCCCTTATATTCAAGTGTTTTTACGCATTTTTTATCGTTTTGGCATTATGCATATATTTCGTTTGTTTATAGGTGGCCCCTATTGTTTATTGTGCATAATATATAATTGAATATTTGACATATCTCATGTTACAATGATATAATGAAAGACTTTATAGATGGGAGTTTGTACCATGCCTAAAACACCGCAAAGTACATTGAATGCAATTAGTCGATATAACGCAAAAAGCAAATATATCAAATTAAAATATACCCCCAATCAAATGGAGGAGTATGAACAGATTGTTAAGCATTGTAATGATAATGGACTGTCATTGCAAGGATACATTAAAGGACTGATAAAAGCTGATTTAAAAAAGGAGAATTTACAATGAAACCAGTAATTACAGATGTTAAAGGAACAATATTACAAATGCTTAAAGACCAGAATAGAACTATAGAGGAATTAGCAGAATATACTGGAATAAAAACAGATGCTTTAAAAGATAAATTGTCTACTGGTTTTTACATGAATAAATTTACAGTATCGCAATTACAAGAAATAGCTGATTTCTTTCACTGTGATTTAAACATAGACTTTGTGCAAAATAATAGTGATAAGAAGGTATATCATTGTAAAACAATACGAGAGGTATTAAAAGAAGGACATGAGAGAATGTCAATGTCTTTATTCAGCGGATTGAATACCCACGATGATATATCTAAATAATTACAATATCAGACTGATAGCGTAAAATGGATTGTGGGCCGTTGTGGTGCGCTATATGGGCATATGTGATTAGATTGTGGACATTATAATGTAGGGATAGGATTTTGTAATGGAGCCAGGAACGATGTGACACATTGTGAGACGTTTTAAGGCTGGTTTGTGATGTGGGTGGATAGTCGTTAGAGTGTGGATGTTAAATGGCTAGGATTTGATTGTGGTACGTTGTGTGGGGTATTGGATTGTAGATTGATTATTGGGTGTGTATTGATGTAGGTGTAACATATCCAGGAACGACTGGCATGGTTGATAGTGATAGTTTTGAAGTGTTGACCATGCCAGTTATGTTGTCGAAACAACGTAGCGTCGAACTTGTTTAAACATGTTATTGTCAGACAATTTTAGCCTTATTTAAACAAGTATGCAGTTCGATATATTTTGTTGTTTTTACAACGCAATATTTATAGTAAACAATACTATATCACATAGTTGGAAATCATTTACAATGCGTACTAAAAACAAAAGTACGCATTTTTGATTTTGCCCTTATTTATCAAGGGTTTTTGCTGTCTATACCATAGGTGGGGGTATGTTTACATTTCCCAGTTAATCCCATTTTCACCAAATGCCCCTATCTGTTCCACCCACACATAACCTTAAAATTTTCACTTTCTGGCACCCAAAACACCCCTTATAATTGTACCAAACGTCCACACAATTTACATATTTACTCAAAGCACGTTCGGTATCGAGTTCGGTAAAACAACGCATTTACAACGAAAACTAAATTTTCAGATAATTTATTTTTCGCCCAAATACTGCAAAATCACTCTCCTCCCCCCCCTAAAACTCCCTATAAATCAAGCACTTTCCCGAACTCGACCTTTATATAAGGAAATAACACCTCTCACTCATCCTAAATCACACCACAAAATCTCAAAAATCCCTTGTATTTCAATGAAATCTCCTCACTTCCGAATCTCCTCACCGAACTTATCGTTTTCATGTACACAAATACATGCTATAATTAGTCAAAGTTTGGGTATCAAACAGATATATTTATTGAGGTGAATAAAATTGGATGAAAGATTAGCACATATTCGAGCGAATGAGAAAATGTCACATGTTGCGATATATACTAATGAAAAACTATATCAATCAAACACTTGGTTACGTAAACCCATAAAAACAGTACAGGATATATGCCCTTTATTTAACGGATACGATAAGCTTCAAGTATTGGACTTGGGGTGTGGTATTGGTCGTAACTGTATTTACATTGCGGAAAAATATAAAAACATAAATTGTACTGTAGAATGTGTTGATTTATTGGAAGTTGCAATTGAAAAACTCCGTCAAAACGCTAAAGAACATAATGTGAGTTCACACATTATTGGAATTGTAAAATCTATTGAAGAATATGATATTAGTGTTAATGCCTTTGATTTTATTATGGCAATATCTGCATTAGAACATATTGACACTGAACAATCATTTATTAAAAAATTGTTTGAAATCAAAAATGGATTGCGAAAAGATGGTATTGTCTGTTTAGTAATAAATTCTGATATTAAAGAAATAAATTTAGATACACAAGAAAACTTAGACGCACAATTTGAAGTAAACCTTTCAACTGAAAAAATACAGGAATATTTAAATGATATTTTTAGTGGATGGAATATATTAAAGTATTCTGTTAGCAAACAAGAATATGATATTCCACGGGATTCAATAATTAGTCATCTGTATACAAAGGTAGTTACTTATGTAGCAAGAAAATGCAAATAACATCAGGCTTTTGTATGTCAAAAAGGGGAGCATCCCTACTCCCCTACCTGGCACTCCATCGGCAGCTTATCATCTCTTATTCCCTTCAGAACCGCTTGCCGACGCTCTATTGACTCATCTGGCATATACTCTACAATGCAGACCAACTCCGGAGCCAACCATACCGCCTTCTCATTTCCTGGAGGTGTATGTTCAAACGGCGAATGGTTGATTATACTGTATTTGTATTCATTAAGCTTCCTCAGACTTGCACCAAGAGTAATATGCCCCTTATAAACTAATTCACTGCCATCATACTGGCCTATAACAAAGCTGGTCATATTATTTGGTTTTAGAATATATCCACACAGCACAAAATCCTCATCGGTCATAACCTTGATTTTAACCCAGTCCCGTGTTTCTTTACCAAACCAGTATAAACTATCCTTCTTTTTGGCAACAATACCCTCTAAATGTTGCTGCTTTGCCAGTTCAAAAAGTTTTATGCCATGTTCTTCAATATATCTGCTATATGCAATCTTACTACTCTCTTCAGCAAAACATTCTTCCAACAATTTCTTACGTTCTATAAGCGGTTTATCAACAACTACATCCCCATCAAAATATATGACATCAAAGGCAACAAATATAGCAGGATTCATTTTAGACGCCAACTCTATCTTAAATGGATCATTCAGTATAGACCTACGTTGCAAAATACTAAAAACAGGAACACCATTCACTATAACGGCCAGCTCTCCATCAAGGATGCATTTATGCTTAATATTTTTGTAGATATCCTTTAATTCCTGGAATCTTGGAAGTAATTTAAAATCCCTCTTATTACGAAAATCCACGCTACTATCATTAAAATACGCTATGCAGCGCATCCCATCCAGCTTCAGTTCATAGATATAATCATCTGAGTCAAACGGATCTACCATCTCTGCAATCAGCATTGGTTTGATACCCTTTTTATCAAATATATCCATTATGCTGTACCAACTTTACCATTTTGCAGCATTTCTATTACCTGCTTCATAGCCTCCATAGGATCTATCATTTCATGGGTTACATTATCTGTAGCCACAATCTCTTTACCATTAATCTTAGCTGTTATGGCCTCTCGCAGCCGTTGCTGATATTCATCATGGTATGCTGATATATCAAATTTCTTCTCCAGAGATTTAACCATCAGCTTTGCCAAATCCAATTCTTCCTTCTTTATCTCTACTTTTGGTATTGGCTTTGGTAACTCCTGAATTTCTTCTTTGTAAAATAATATCTTGGCAATAATACATTCCTTAGTAGGATACAATACCAAGAGTTCCTGCTTAGTACCTAACACAGTCTTGGCGACCGCTACCAGTTTCAGGCTCAGCAATGCCTGGCGAAACAGTTCATATGATTTCTCTGCACCTGGCTCCGGAATCATATAGTAGTTCTTGTCAAAGTAGATGCTATCAATCTCAGACATCTTGGCCGTATGATCTATATGGACTGTCCTATCTTTTTCAGTCTTCAGCTTATCCAATTCATCCTGAGTGAATACCACATAACGCCCTTTCTCGTACTCATACCCCTTAATGATATCATCGTTAGACTTTATCTCCTTATTACAAGATGGGCAATATTTCTTATATTTAATCCGTTCATGAGAGTCCTTGCAAAGTTGATTAAACGAAATACTAATATCCCTGGTTGTCTTGTATAAATCGGACGGAATATATAACACACCCACAGATATAGCACTTTTCTGAGCTACCGCCATTTTCATCACCTTCCTTTGTGATTAGTATGTGTGGTATTTGTAAAACGTAATTTATGAATTATCTGGAAAGTGAAGTTTTGGATGGAGAATAACTATATATCACTTAAATCAAAAGAAAGGAAGCTATAAGCATGACCAAAACACAAGTAATACCACAAAAATTTGTATTTGATGAGGAAGGAATGACTTTACGTAATAATAAACCAGAGAATGAAATTGAATTCCCTGGCCTTAAGGTAACTGTTGAAATCGATGCCTACAAGACAGACAAACATGTTCTTAAAGAGAAATTGGAATCTATTTTTCAAGAAACCCTTGGATATTTTGATTAAAATAGGAGGAATTGTAATGCAAAAACCGATATTTATGATATAATTATACAAAACCTTACAAAAGAGTGGGAAAATTCTATGAACAATCAACTATCTATAGAAAAGTGGGAAACACCTAAATATTCAAAAAAAGAAATTAATAACGCTGGCAAGACCATCGCTATCCCCACAATTGAACCAGAGGAACGTTATGCTGCATTGGAAATAGTAAATAACTGGCGTTCTGCACATGCGTACCCTCTACAAGTTATAGCAAGTAATCTTAGATTACGTAATCCTAATGCTATTGTTGTCCAACGGCTTAAACGGCTAGAATCAATTATTGGGAAACTTGAGAGATTTCCCGATATGAATTTATATCGAATGCAAGATTTGGGTGGTTGTAGAGTTATTGTTGACACCATAGAACAGGTATACGATGCACTGAATAAATACAAATCTTCTCGAATACGTCATATAATCAAGCGAGAGGATGACTATATTCAATCCCCTAAGAAATCAGGGTATAGGTCTTATCATATTGTTTATCAGTTCCATAGCGACACAAAAGAGACTTATAATAAAAATATGTTTATTGAAATACAGTTCCGCACAAAACTCCAACATACATGGGCAACGGCTGTAGAAATGATGGGGATTTATACAAAATCACAGTTAAAGGCCAGTCTTGGAGATGAAGATATATTAAGGTTTTTCGTTCTTGTATCTTCCGTATTTGCAAAAATGGAGGGAACCCCTATAGCTCCAAATACCATTGATGATTTTAACACACTCATATCTGAAATCAGAGAAATAGATAAAAGGCTATATATCGTATCAAGATTGAGTGCTTTATCTGTAGCAATAAATCATGTAAATGAAAACACTAAAATTAAAAAAAATGGATATTATGTTTTACAGCTAAATTATAAGAAAAAATTATTAAAAATAAATTCATTTCTCAAGTCGCAAGTTGAACTTGCAACTAATGTGTATAACAAAATCGAAGAAATCAATAATCCAAATTTAGATGTTGTACTTGTGTCGGCAACATCCTTTGATACATTAAAAGCAGCATATCCTAATTATTTTACTGATATTTCAGGTTTCGTAGATATGATGCGAAGAATATTAGCTTAAAAACATTAATCAAGACAGGTAAATTATATACCTGTCTTTTTTGTTGCTTAAAACAGATAAATTTATTCATTAAACGGAGAATTATATATTAGCTACCATCAGAAAATTATCAGGAGGAAATATTATATGAATACAAACACAGCTTTACAGGTAACAAACTTTGATTTTTATAGGGATTCCCTCATTGCCATCCGCGATAATGCGACTGGTGAGATTTATACGGCCATTAATTATGTTTTAAGAGGTATTGGGTTTACTGAACTTCAGATTAAGCACCTTCGTAAAAAATGGAGTAAAGATTCTATAGTGGCTGGTGGGGTACAAAATTTTATCACTCACGATGACCTTGGACGGCTTCAGGATTCTTTTTGTATATCCATACGAAAGCTTCCACTTGCTTTAGCCAAAATAAACATTACACCGAAGATGAAACGGGAACAACCAGAACTTACATCAAAATTAGAATTGTATCAGGATAAATGTGCTGATGTATTGGCATCAGTATTTCTTGACAATAAATCGGCGTCAGATATAAACCTTCAGCCTTAATTGATGCTATCACTACCCTCTCATCATCAATTGTAATTATGCAACAAGATATTGTGTCAATTAAACAGAATCAGGAAAATATTCAAAAGCAGATACCAAAGAAACGATATTCCTTCTGGTCCACAAAGATGTTTCCAAAATATCAGCTATTAAAGGATTATTTCGGCATAGCAGAGAACAAAAATTTGTACAAGGAGTTATATAGGGAATTTCACAATATGTATCCGGATATAGAACTTAACCAGGTCGTAGATGATTATTGCTATGAAAATAAATTAGAGAGTTGCTACACCTTAGACGCCATAGAGCATGACAAAACGGTACGAGTTCTATTTGAGGCAATGGTTGATGGACTTTTAGAGAAATACGAATTGATATCCACTTCCGGTCCAGTAAAACAGAAAACAATTTTGATGATGGAGTAGAGAATATATTAGTAACCCACCAGAAAGGAACCGTAATTAATGAATAACAATTTATATCTCAGCACAGTGTACAACCATACATACAACGAAATCTACAGACGATATCAACTTTTATCTGATCAGGTTCTAATTGATAACTGGAGATATCATCAACACCAGGCACAACGCAAGGATGATTATGACTGGATTGCATTTTCAGTTTGTGAGGATTTGCTTAGGCAAAGAGGGAATACATATTTAGATGATGTTTACCCAAAAGATTAGGAGGAATACATATTATGAAATTATTCGTTAGAGGACCAGAACAGACAAATTACCGCCGGCAATTAAACAGTTACCCATTTATATCTATATCATCTATAAAACCAGGTGATACGTTGTACGGCTTAAATGTTGATTACTATGTAGACAAAGTAGAATATAGCAAATCTGATTTAGCTGTATATGCCACTAAGACACAGATATTTTAGAAAGGATGAACTGACTATGGCACAGGATAGAATCACACTATGTAAATTTTACATATGTAAAGGCGAATGTTCTAAAGGTAGAGACTCGGACCACAATGGCTATTGTCAGAAGTGTAATAAGTATGAACCAAGATGTAAGGTGAAGATAATTAACAGGAAAAAGGAAAAATTAGAGAAGATACGATTGAGGGAATGGTAAATGAATGTAGCAAGAGTAATGAATTGGAACGATAGTGAAAATTCATTACGATAGTAGTCTTAATTTAATATATACAGTCTTAATTTATAAAAGGACTTCCTAAATTGCACACTGTGGCGTGATATACTTTTGGTTTTTTAGTCAAAGTATATCACACTGTAGCGTGATATATCTTCAATTTATGATTATGGGAAAGTAGGTGAAATTATAGAAGGTGATAATAATATATTAGAACCACATGCTCCAACGCATATAGTAAAAATACCAAAAGATATAATATTGCAATCTTCTTTGCCAGCGCATAGAATATCAGTTTTATTTTATATGCATTACAATCAGACCTGGGATGGATATATAAACTACTCTCCTATCCATATGATTAAATGGTCTGGATATAAACCCAATTGGCACAGAGGAACTCAAAATAACATCTATACAAAGTTTAAAGATTGTATGCAATGGTTTTATGATAATAATTATATTTGCAATTTTGACAAAGAATTGTTCATACAAAATACGCTCCAATCTTCCTTACTAAATTTTGAGAAGTTGTTACCTAATACAAATTTTGGTGTTGTATATGATTTTGAATTAAATGCAATTATGAATTATGTATCTTCGTACAAGCCGCTTAATAAAAGTATATTGCTTTTAGTTTTATCATATGTACGAGCTTTTACATGGTATAGGGCTTTTCAGTTGACAGGTCATTCAGAATCTTCTAAAAAAAGCAAACCAGAAATTTTTCATTCGCAGTTTACAGTAATGTCAAATTTTATAGGTGTTAACGAAAAATTGATTTCTAAAGCTACTTCTATTTTGGATGAGTTAGGAATCATAAAAACATATCGGATGCCCAACTATCAAGACCATGAAGGAACTTGGCATACTGATGATATTATCTACGTCTCTCCCTATAAAATTATTTCTGTAAATAAAAAATGATAGTTTGTAGTAAAGATGATTATGACTACAAAAAAGAACTTCAAAACGGAATTAGTTATCTTCGAGAAGCAAAATATACAAGTAAAAAGTTTTATCAAGACTAAAACAATTTATAGGAGCTTCCTGTATAATTCAAATATAGGGAATTCCAAGAAAGAAGGTTGAGAAAAAATACCTCAGAGTAAAATAAGATTACTGACTTTGGACGGTTAGTAAAAAATCTTATTAAACAGAGAGGTATCTTAAATGAATTATAACATACAAAACGCAAAAATTGCATCCATAACTGAAAAGACTTTAATTGTTGGTATTGATGTCGGAAGTGAAACGCATTATGCAAGAGCCTTTGACTGGAGAAACTATGAGTTTACGAAGAAGCCTCTGGCCTTCAGTAACACAGAGGCTGGTTTCCTGACTTTCAAAGCGTGGGTCGAAGATTTACAGGAAAAATACGGTAAAACCGCTGTGATTGCCGGAATGGAGCCGACAGGACACTATTGGTTTGCGCTTGGGAAGTTCCTGTAGGACAACGGAATGAAGCCTGTGCATGTAAATCCTCACCATGTCAAAAAATCCAAGGAACTGGATGACAACAATCCGAATAAAAATGACCGCAAGGATCCGAAGACGATAGCAGCACTGGTTAATGAGGGACGTTTTTCCTATCCGTATATACCGACTGGAATTTATGCAGAGATCCGAAGTTTATCCAATCTGCGTTTCCAAACGCAGGAGGAAGTTACGCGGATCAAGAACCGCATTGCCAGATGGTTTTCCATCTACTTCCCTGAATATAAAGACGTTTATGGGGATGTAAAGGCAGTCAGCGGACGGATGGTGCTGAAAAAAGCCCCCTTGCCGGAGGATATCAAGAAACTGGGTGTGGAAGGTGTGAATAAAATCTGGAGAGACGCAAAGCAGAGAGGCGCTGGGATGAAGAGGGCAGGACCCTGGTTAGGAGCTAAGCTGACACCCTGGATATGGGCAGGCAGAACGAAGGAAGTTAGGACGCACAGCGAGAGGTGAGCAGATCCTGGTAGACACGGGAGGTAAGTTGCCATAGAAGGAGGGGGATACACAAGGCCATGTAAAGCGGAAACGAGAGACGTTTTACTTCGTATACCCCAAACCAGCTATTTTCGTACCAGATACACAGAAATACCCATCTTCGTGGCTCATTCATCTGAGATATGTAACTAAAAATTCCTTGAAAAATAAGGAAAAAACACTTGACTATATAGGGAGTTTATATGAAATTTGAAAATGGAAAGACATCTTGAAAATTACTTATTAAAGATATTAACGAACAACAATAACATACTGAATGATGATGAAATATCTCATATCAGGAACCTTCATAAGATTTATACCTTTTTGTCAAATATACCAAATATCGAATCTATTATTAAATGGGATGGATATTATCCTTGGGTTATTTTTGCTCAAAATGACAACTATAATAGACTTATTCAAATAGCAATCGAAGGAAATAAGAGTATATTGTTATTTGAATCTGGTGAACAGTCAATTTCTTTTTGCGATGTATTCGAAAAATTCCAACTTGGAATTGAATATAAATCTTCTTACATTAGATCGAAACCGAAATCAAATGATGTTTATTATCCAAAACATCTTCATGTTGTAACTTATAATACTGAATTTAAAAAAAGAATTGTAAGAGCTTATTCAAAACCTATAATACCTCACGATAAAAACATTGGAGTTTATTTCATTTATGGTGAATATGGAGAATTAGTCTATATTGGGAAAAGTAATGTTAATCTTCTTAATAGAGCTTGCGAATCAGCCAGGCAACGTACAAACGGAAAATTTTCAAAAATAGAATTACGTCCGATGAAAACACTAGCCGACGTAAACATTTATGAACTTTATTATATTGCAATGTATCATCCAATCTATAATATCGACTCATGTCCAGATGATTTTCCTACCTTTTCTTTACCAGAGGTTTTACCTGAATATGAATTACATCTATTAAGAGAGGAAACTTTTGATGTAGAGCATATTTATCCGAATATAGTTCAAATTCAATCTAAAGAATATTGGAAGTCACCTAAAGATCATTATTTAGCATTAAATTTCAATAGAGACAAGTTTATAAAATCTGTTTCAAAAAATAGAAGTGGGACGATCTTGCGAAATGATTTTATGGAAAAAATTCAGGAATTCCAAAAAAATGGATATATTGTATTTGACTGTAAACAAAGTGATGATAATACATATGGTTGTGTTTTACATCAAATTTAAGGTAACATGGTGCACCGAAGATTATTGTATCAATTAATACTAATTTTGTTAAGACTGAACATACGGTCTTTTATAATTCAGGGATGGAATGGCACTTTACCGTTGCGCCAAATTCGACACCACGGAAAAAATAATAGGAAAATGAGGAATAAAGAATTATGTACAACTTAAAAATCAATCCAGAACTAAGGGATTTTATACCACCACTCTCCGGAGAGGAAAAGAAGTCTCTTGAAGATAGTCTACTTAAATATGGGTATAAGGGTGCACCTATTTATACCTGGCATAATTACATAGTAGATGGTCATAACCGTTATAACCTTTGCATGAAACATAATATAGAATTTCCAGTTGAAGAACTGGATCTTGGAGACGAGGCAACTATTATTGATGTCATGGAGTGGATGATTAATACACAACTTGGCAGGCGTAATCTCCCGCCCCAACAAAGAATTGCCGTTGTTAAGAAGTTTGAGAAGAAAATACGGGAACAAGCAAAGGTTACTCAAGGAACAAGAACAGACTTAACTTCTTCTCCAAATGGAGAAGAAGTTAAAAACACTCGTACTGACAAAGAACTTGCTAAACTCGCAAATGTAGGCACTGGAACCATTGCACGTTTCAATAGAGTCATGTCATCTGACGATGAAGAATTGAAAAAGAAATTGCTTGCTGGTGAAGTAAAAATAAATACGGCTTATGAAAAAATCAGAGAAAAAGAAAAAACCAAAAAGAGAATGTAACTACTGAACCACTCCAAACTATACCAAAGACATATCAAGAAGCTGCCCAGTTGTTTGGCGGGTTACAACAGGGTCATCTTCCAAATAGGAAAAATGCAGAGACAAACGATAATTTTACCGATGAACAATTATTAAATGCGCTCATCTCCAGCAAAACACCTGTTAATGTATTAGACTCCATTGTTCCACAACAGGAGTTTGATATTATGACTAGCACTCTATTAGAAAATGTTGCTTCATGTGATTACCGTATTTTTGATTTACATGAAGTCTATAAAAAAATGGAGAATGAAGATATAGATTATGCTATTACAAAATTTGATAGTGTAATTGAAGCCATCATGAAGTTAGAAGAAAAGATCAAAGAATTTGTAAAGGAGACAAAATAATATGAAGAAAAATAAGAATGGATTAATTGTACCAGATAGCACAGAGGCATTGCCATGCAAAATTTTACACGCAAAGTTAGATTGCCAGAAAACACCAAAAGAGACGGATGTAAGAGAACTCGCATCAAACTGGGAGGATAAGTTATGCGATCCAATTCATGTTAGTTATAGAGATGGGCAATATGGAATTGTTGAAGGACAAAAAAGAAAACTTGCTAAGATGATGATTGATTCTGACGGAACTCTTGTATGCCACATTTACAGAGGTCTTACCCAAGAAGAAGAATACCAGTTATTTTCTCAACTAAATAATGGTAAGCGTACATATGGGTCAAACGAAGACTACGAAGCACGTTCAAAATTTGATCCTAAATGGAAGTATGTCATTGAATGTGTGGCTCAGGCTGGCTTTTCGATTGTTTATTCTGGTGGTGCAAGAGAAAAACTTTTGGTTGTGCTGCTACATTAGAAGAAATTTATGATGGCATGGGAGATATTGATTTTATTGAAATGATTAAACTGTTAGCGAATGTATGCGAAGGAACAAAATTCTCTTTACAAGCCACATTCTTTAAAGGATTTGCGAAGTTCTACTCTATTTACAAAACTTCCATTATTGATAAAGAATTCAAAAAAATGTTCATTGATAAAAGTACCAAGAAAATTATCAAAAAGGCCTTTATTAATGTATCTGAAAAGGCAAAAACATATACACAGACTAAGAATGTCGGAGTAAAAACTGCTTTTGGGATATTAATGCTTTATAACGAATACTGTTCTAAGAAAAACAGATTATCTTTTGGCGCATTTGATTCCCTTGACAAATAGGCGAGGTGAGCCGCCTTGCCTATTTATGTAAAGATACCACGAGAAATAATATATGACAAAAACCTTGGAGATAAACGGGTGATTATCTTTTCATACTTATGCGCAAGACGCGCCTTGGACGATACAGTGGCCTTCTCTATCACGGAGCTGTGCCACTGGTCAAAACTCAAGCCTAACTATAGGGATGGAAAGATAAATCAAAAATACTATGAAGTTTTATTACATCTCTCCCACTATAGATATTTTGTAGAATGTCCGGATTTTGAGAGTTGCCTTCATGAGTCTATCAATTCAGTAAAATACCAGCAAGTAAAACTGAATATAGAAAAGTTTGATATCCCGGACAATTTCGGAATCATCTACTTTGATGAACTACAAAGAATTTTAGATTTCAAAGGAGAATTAAAGGATAGTGGCATTGACTTTGTCAGGATGTCGTCGGCATACATATTGTTGCTCCTCTCCTATCTCCGTGTGAACATGAACCGTAATCCGAATAAACCTCTATGCTGCTTTCGACATTATCAAAAGATTGCTGAAGACACTGGTTTATCAGAAAGATATATTGGCCGGATCGTAGAAATACTGGATGCTATGAATATTATTAAATTCCACAAAATGAAGCGCGCCAGGTTTAAAGACACAAATAATGATGTCAAATTCAATACTACACCAAAAATATTTGTCGATTATAGGCATTATATCAAGGATACTAATGGAGTTTCTATTATTGATACTAAGTATGATTACAATACTGAAATTAGCAAACAGATAGAACATAATGAAAAAGAGAATATTACTTTAGTAACTAACCAATCACACCACAAAGGAGTGAGGATTATGATCACAAATAATTTAACAGTAAGGAGAACACGATTATTAGATGAAAAGCATATATACCCCAATCGACCATAGTACATATGGAGGAGAAATTACAACCTGGAGTTTTGACGGACACTCAACATTAGTAGAAATCGCAGATAAAATTGCAAAGGACATACGATTCGACCATCAATGTAAAAGGAATAGAGAATTAGCAGAAAACAGAAAGAGGTAATAAAATGATCAGATATAAAATGTACCATCTATAGAATTCGATTTAGAAAATGATTACAAAGTAAAAGCCGAGTATATTTTCAATAAGGATTCTGGGAAATATTTAGTGTCATTCTATTTAAGACAGGTTAATGTCGGCATGTGGGACCAAATCCACAAGGCTACTGATATTGTATTCGATTCCACATATGAAACCATAAAGACTGATATCGCTAAATACTTTACCAAGTTACTTATTGAGGGATTCTTTCAGTATTACATAGACCGCTATGTGTATCAGATGAAGTGTTTTGATAAGGGCAACGATTTATACGAGAGGGAATGTCTGAATGCTCAGTAAGTCAGACTATAGGTACTTTGAAAAGGCACATCAGGCCGCTCTCATCTCTGATTTCAATAAAACCCACGTCGGCTGCATTGCAGTCTATCAAGGTAATATCATCGCCATCGGGTGTAACACCCACAAGACACATCCCAGACAACAATACTATAATCAGTTCCGGACGATACGCTATAGCGATAGTAAGTATCTTCCTAAAATGCACGCCGAAATACATTGTCTCAACGTGATCCGTAACCTTGATATAAATTTTGCCAAGGTAAAGCTATATGTTTATCGGACTCGTAAGGATCAGGACTTTGGGTTATCCAGGCCGTGTGCGTCTTGCATAGCTGCTATTAGGGATTTAGGCATTAGGCAGATATACTACACAACTAATGAAGGATATGTTTTTGAGAAAATAGAGATCAAAAATTAGAGTCTGTGAAATTAAAGAAATATAGAGAAGAACAATCTCGGCAAAGTTAAAACTCAATATTTACGTTTCAAAATTAGACCCAATTTGAGAATAAGTGATAACTTGTTCGCCTGATAAAAATGAAACGAAAACTTGTAGTAATAATTAATACTTATAAAGGATGTGATGTGAATACATAATGAGCGACTTTGGAATTAAAATTAAAAACATCGAGGCCAGCACTCTCTTTGAATATAACAATGGAGTACGTGACCATTACGAGTACAAGGAAGCACTGTTCACAAATAGTCTATTTAGTGATTATCTGTTGGAGAATGGGCTAAAAGTATGGAATGAGGAATCTACTAGAGATATTATTTGTTTGGAATTCAATTTTGGTTCTAGGTCATTTGACGATGAAATGGAACATTTAAAAAAAATCAGTATGAAAGCCAGACTAGAATATAAGATTGCTAAAAGTTACGGATATCCAACCGTTATTAAGAAAAAACGAAATAAACGTCGTAGATAGCAATGCTGCATCAAGAAGCGATAAAGAACAAAAGAAAAATATCAAAAATATAGTAAAGATGATATCAGGAGAATATTTTACAATGATGGTGTTACTGTTGAATACATATCTCGTAAGAAGAATGGAGATATTGTTAAAACAGAGCATATAAATTACAAAATGTTATATCGTAGTACTGGCAAGGCCAAAAAGGTTCTTGTATGTTCATCTGTGATCGTTTATATAAAAAGCAATTAAATTTTTATACATGGGAATAAAGATACCAAAGAATAATGCTCCCATTGTTGAAATCAGTGCATATACTCCTCTCATATCTAGTGCTATTGTCGGTAAAATTAAAATTAATCCCAAGAACATTTTAATATTAAAAGACGTAGACAGAACTTTCAAGACGAATGTGATTAGTGTTGAAACTGATGAGAATCGTCATTGCGTTGCAAAGTATCTTGAGGACTACACCCTGAAGAACACTCTTTTTGACGGCCAGGCATTGATTGATAGTAGCATTTTCCTGAATGGGGGAATGGATATATTTTATTACGTCATCATTTTTGCAAAATGGCAGCGTTTAATACGAATATTCAGAAGTTCTTCAAAGATTACTTTGGGGATGATTATTTATCTGCTACTGTAGAGGATATGTTTGGAAATATACATTATGTAAAAGACATTGAAGTAATTACAACTGATAATTCAATGAAGTGGTTAAAATTTAACATATCTTACGATTACTGGTGCGAAAAGGTTTATGAAAACAACTGTATGTTTGGGATTGTTAAAACCGCTCATGAAAGCAAGCTCGGGGATGTACAACGAATGAGTTATCAGATGGTGAACTCTCTTGATAAAGACATTATGGAGAACGTTGTTAAAGAAAGTGTTGAATATATCAATAAGCTGAAGCAAGATGATGACGCATTTCTTGAATATCTCGAAAAAAACAAGAATTTCTCAAATGATTACGAGGTATTAATAGCGCTATGTGAGCAGAATCGTGATTTTTTGCGTAGTTCTTATTTTAGAAGAAGAAAGATAGATATAATAAAGGTCTATGTTTTAAACATGAAAAGCGGAAAGCTTCTTCAAAACGCAGAAAATCTAGTAATTGTCGGTTCTCCATATGCAATGTTGTTGTATGCTGCAACTGGAAAATCAGAATCGGTAGATGAGATGATACGTTTTCGTAGAGAATGGGACAATTCAATGTTATACAGAACGGTTCAATAGTGGAGAATATCTTGCTTTCTTTCGAAGTCCGTTTAATAGCAAGAATAATCTTACATATATGCACAATGTGTACCACAAAAATTTGAATAAATACTTTTCTCTTGGCAGACAGTGTATTGCCGTTAATATGATCGGAACAGATTTTCAAGACAGAAACAATGGTGCGGATCAGGATTCTGATAGCGGCTACACTACAAATCAAACAGATATTGTTGAGCACGCCCGTTTGTGTTATCTTAATTACCCTACTATCGTTAATAATATTCCAAAAGACAAGAATTGCTATAGAAGAACAATGGACGATTACGCAAAAATTGATTCTGGATTGGCGAATTCTCAACTTGATATTGGAGAGTCTAGTAACCTCGCGCAAATAGCTCAGACTTACGCTTGTAATTTCTCTGATCAAAAATATATTAACTATGTATGTATACTATCTGTGCTCGCTCAGGTTGCAATAGATAATGCGAAGAGACGTTTGATATCGATTTAACGAACGAAATACAAAGAATTAGACGTGACATGAACATTAATGAAAACGGTTATCCTGAATTTTGGGGGATAATACGGAAAGATTTTAACAAATCTCGTATTAACAAGGAATTATGTTGTCCAATGAATTATCTATCTTCTCTCGATTTGTCTGAGTTTCACAATACTACTACCACCCTTCCAATGAGTTATTTCTTTCACAAGTTTGAGCTTAAAAATAACATCCGTACTTGCCGCAAGGTAGAAGAATGGATTGCTAAATACTCAATTCAATTATTCAACTACAACACATCAACTGATGTAGACGAGCATTTTCTTCTTAGAAAAGATTTTGATAATCTTGTAAATGACATAAAGCAGATAAATGTATCTCGTAATTATTTAGGACTGTTTTCATGGATAATTGATAGAAGTTTTAAAATCTTACCTGGAACGAAAACGAAACAAAAATAATATATCTTCAACTTTAAATAAAAATAAGTCCATATTAATTAAAGTTTTATATGATGTAAATTCATCAAAATTTGCTAAAGTATTTTAGCAAAAATTGTGAAAAATAGCCAATTTTCGTGCAGACTTAATTTTTTTAACATCCTACAAACGTTGATTTTACGCTGTTTTTTGAGTTTTACTAATGTGAACTAATGAGGGGAAAGTGAGCAATGAGAACTTTGCGTTAGTGTAAAGAAGTAAATTTGCGTGTGTTTCGTCACAATATCAACATGAATACCCTCTCCGCTATGATTGCATATGCGGAATATAAGTACGCAACACGTGTATTATTTTAAATTTAGCCCTCTGAAATATGAGGGCTTGGCCGAGAGGCATTTGTCAAATGATAAACTAGGAACCAGGTGATACTTTATCATATTGTCAAGTTTAAACTGGTGGCGGTGCTATTTTTAGAATGGCATCGCTATTAGTGTTGTATTTTTTATGTGCCTATGGCGAAAATGGTATACGCAGCGGGTTTAAGCCCCGCTTCCATATGGAATAAGGTTCTAATCCCTTTAGGCACACTAAGCCTCTGTAGCAGAAATGGATTATGCACCAGACTAAGGATCTGGGGGTCAATGACACATGTGGGTTCGACTCCCACCAGAGGTATTATACAGGAATAGCAGAATGGCATATGCCGGAGTTTCAAAATCTCTGTGATCTATGGGTTCGAATTCCATTTCCTGTACTTTACTATGCAGTTAAAGCGGGATGCTCGTACCAGTGGACAGTCGGCTGGCTCATAACCAGTAATCAGGTGGGTTCAAATCCCATTCCCGCAACTACTATCTCCGTAAAGGGGAAATAAAAAATGAAAGAAGTGAACTAACTATTTTCAAATTACAAGAAATGAAGCGGATATGTTGAGATCCAGAGGTTTAGATGAATTTGTAAAAATATCATCTAAAACCCACAAGTCAAGATGCAAAAAGTATTGGGCTGTTGAAGATCGCAAGGTATTATGGTGTTTAAATACATATCGAAAGAATACTATCGTCAAGTGACGAAATAAACGTGGAAGGTGGTTATGGCCATCGGAAGATTAAAATTAAAATCTGACGGAATTATGTTTGTCGGAAACAATGCTGAAGATGTCACTGGCAGCATGACACTTATAAAATTTGCCAACAAGCAGATTTTACTTGAAGCTGGATTGTACCAGAACAATGATTATCTTGAATCTTATAAAGTAAATACAGAAAAGTTTAAATTTAAACCAGAAGAAATTGATTATGTATTCGTTGGGCATTGTCATATCGACCATATAGGCTTATTGCCTCGCCTTGTAAAAGAAGGGTTTACTGGAAAAATCATAATGACATATCCCACATCAATCATCTCAAAACACCTACTGCTAAATTGTGTCTTCATTCTAGCAGATGAAGCCAGAGTGTTATCCAAACGGTATGGTAGGGATTACTCACCAATATACAGTGAAGATGATGTCTATAATACCTTCAAATTCTATACGGTATATAATCAGTACGATACTTTGTTTCAATTGGATGATGTAGTAAGCTTTCAGTGGTTAAAAACTCTCATTGCGTTGGGGCTGCTCAATTACAGCTTATTTTGAATGATGGAATTAAAAAGAGAAAATTACTATATACTTCTGACATTGGTGCTCTGGAAACAAAAAATCATTATGTTGAGAATACGGAAGTGCCAACATTTTATAACGATTTAATTATCATGGAGTCCACTTACGGACTAAACACAAGAATATCAAAGAAAACTCGTGAATTCGATGTAGAGCATTTACGAGTTGCTATAGATACAGTATTAGAACGACATGGCACACTTGTACTACCGGCATTCAGTTTTAGCCGTTCTCAAGAACTGTTAACCACACTATTCCTTCTGTTTGGCGACGATGAAAATTTCACGACTCCAATTATTGTAGATTCTATGCTTACATGTGATATATGCTTTGATTATGGTCAGGTATTACAGAATGATTATTTAGACCTCTGGAATAGAGTTTACAATTGGAAAAATGTTAAATATATCAGAGAAAAGTCGGATTCACAAACATGCGTTTTAGATTCAACTCCAAAAATCTGTATTTCATCATCTGGATTTTGTACTAATGGTAGGGTACTCTCCTATTTAGATAAATACCTACGAGACATTAATTCTATGATTTGCTTTTCTGGATATGTCGGAGATGATGAATCTTATCTTAGTTATAGAATCAAGAATGGAAAATCCCACAAAACAATAAATATAAATAAAAAGCCTGTACCAAATAAAGCAGACTGCTTTGTAATGCAGTCGTTTTCATCTCATGCCAATTTTAATGATTTGCTAAAATACGGAAGCAATTTGAGGACGAATCAATTAATTCTGGTCCATGGTTCTATTGAGTCCAAGAATTGTCTAAGAAAATATTTGAAAGAAGAAATATCAAAAAATAAATAAAACATATAAAGTGACGTGTTCAGAACGGGATATGATTATTCCATTATAAAGAAAAGGAAAATCTATGAAAAAATACATTTTAGGAATTCTAACAGTCATTTGTGCTATCCAATATTGGAATCATTGACTGAGATTATCCAAGTAGCACTGGAAATTCCAAAAGGGCTCTTGAGTTGTCATGTAATTAAAATAAATTCTGAATTGCAGGATTTGCAGAACGAAAATGAGCCAATAAATACTAGTTGTATAGGATTTGAAGTTCCCAATGAGACTTATGACGATTTTGAGGATTGCAAACATAAAATAGGATTTCGTAAATAGAGAAGAACGAAAGGATGATTTTGTTTGTGAATGCCAAGAAGAAAAACACACGATGAATATAGATTAGAAATTCAAAATAAATATTGGAATTTCAATAATATTGATAATATTTTATCTAAGTATCTTAATAATGAATAAGGAGACAATAATGAAATCAAAGTTGAATTTCAAAAGAAGTATTACTGATAAATTGAGTGTAAAGGGGGTTCTCTCTGAAGATGGAGCCACTATTACCTATACTGACGAAAATGATATTGAGCAGGATGTAAAAGTATCTGATTTACTGAATGTTTTCAAAAATCAGCCTATTGAATTTGGAGTACAGTTAAAGAGCGCCGAAGATCTTGACGTAATTCCAACTGATGAAGATTAAAAGGCGGTGGGCATACTGATTAATTTTGAGGAAGAACTTAAAAAGGTTGGTCTAACGCCAGAATCTTACGAAGCAGCCTGTGAAGATATTGATTTAAAATCAGATGGTGTTAAAGATTTAGACTGGTCAGAAATTAAAGATAAATACAATATTCCACTTTCAAGTGATAGTGTTCGAAAAGCCAGTGGTACTATTTTTGGTGGACCATTCAGAACTGCATATCTGAAAAATAAAATCTATTCAAATCCTGTAAAATATTCCCAAGAAAACGAAATTAGATAAAAAGCTTTCTGAGATGCGTAAAGAGCGCATTAAATTACAGACTGCAAATGTAGAGCGGAACCGTGTTGATAGGAACGAATCGCGGCACCAGATGTATTTCGAATATGTAGGTAGTTTGTGCGAATCACTTCCATTACCTGAATTTAATCCACTATTAGAGTATGTGTCAGATGATTACGAGCATGAATACCTTTTATCTATAGCCGACGTACATTATGGAGCAAAATTTGTAAGTGAAAACAATGAATATTCCCCAGAAATTGCAAAAGAGCGATTTGAGTGTCTTACGAATAAGTGTATTACTTTCATTGAGGATAAGCATATTTCCAAATTACATATTGTTTCATTAGGGGACATGATCCAGGGAGTCCTCCGCCTTAACGATTTGCGGATAAATGATAGCACCATAGTTAAAGCGACTGTGGATATTAGCAGGTTGTTTGCAATGTTCCTTAATACGTTGTCAGCATACACAACTATTGAGTATTATCATACGCCTATGGCAAATCATACACAGTTACGTGTTCTTGCAGCAAGGCCAATGAGATGATGGATGAAGACCTTGAATACCTTATCGGCAATTACATCAAGGATTTATGCAGGATAATACGAGAATTAATATTTACTTAGCTGAAGAAGGTAAACAATATATCGAAATACCGATTTTAGGCTTTGAAATCATCGCAATACATGGACATCAGATCAAGAATATTGAATCATCATTGAAGGATCTATCAATGCTTAGGCGCTCATTTGCTGACTATGTAATTTTGGGGCATTATCACTCTGGAAAAGAACTTACAAGCTGTGAAGGCTGTTGTAATGATGCAGAGATACTTGTTGCTCCATCATTCGTCGGAAGCGATCCTTATTCTGATTCATTGATGAAGGGAAGTAAACCTTCTGTCAAGATATATGGATTTCATGAACTTTATGGACATGACGAAACACATAAGATTATTTTGAATTAACGCAAATTTTTATTTATCCGACTCGTGAGCTGGGTTCCTGAATGGGAGTTGGTCGTAAGGCTTAGAAGTCCTTTGCCTATGGGGTCGGATATTTATATCAAAGGAGAATACATGGATACTAATATAGTGATGGATTTTGAAAAGACTGTTCAGTATATTATGGATAAAACTGGTCTATCCGAAGAAATTATCCAATCTGTACTTGATACGGAAACGCAGTACATGATTTGAGATAGGTATTGTTAAAATTTCAGAATAAGGGAGTTTTACTGCTTTCCTACTACAAAATTAAATTATGAGAGGATTTACAATATATGAACAAGAACGATTTGATTAAGGTTATGTCTCAGAAGATGGAAGATAATAAGAATGTTGCTGAAAAGGCCCTCGCAGCCTTTATGGACGTCATAAAAGATGAAATGATAAAGGGTAATAAGATTCATTTAGTTGGCTTTGGAACATTCGAAGTTACAGAACGCGCAGAACATATGGGTAGAAATCCAAAGACTGGTGAATCCCTTCTGATTGAAGCCTCTAAGGCTCCTAAATTTAAAGCTGCCAGTGCATTAAAGAAGGCCGTGAATGGTGGTGAGTAACCGTTGTACGACGAAATAGTAAAGACTATAGACCTAACCTCTGATGAGGTGGAAATATTGATTGATACACTCTCCTATCGACTGGCTCAGTGTATGTCAGTTGGTGAAGAGATTACAGTACGAGAATTGCTGGAGAAAATTCAGTAAATATTATAGGCACCGTGAGGGTCAAATCTCATGGCGCTCTTTGTGAAAGGAAGTGATGAAAATATCAAGGTTTACAGTCTATAATAATATTGTTACACCAGAAAAATGGACAAAGGTGAATCCAGAAAACATTCAATTGGGAGAAGATTTTTTAGAATACCTACAATCAATTGATAGAAGCCAGATACAATAAAAGGATATCGAAATGACCTTAAAATATTTTGGGTATGGTGTTTAGACTTCAATGGAAATAAATACTTTCCAGAATTAACCAAGCGTGAGGTTGCTAAATTTCAAAATTACGCCCTCAATACCTGGAATTGGGGTTCTAGTAGAATGAGGCGTGTAAGTCTTGCCTTTCTTCTCTTTCAAATTATATCCAAGACATTCTGGATGACGAAAAAGAATTCGCAAATTATAAACCCATTATTCGTAAAATTGAAAACCCAGCAAAAACTGCCCGTAGGGAGAAAACAGTATTAACTGATGAGCAAGTGGATGGTCTTTTAGAAACTCTTGTAGAACGTAAGGAATACGAGTGCGCCTGTGCTATTGCTATAGCTGCTTATTCAGGTATGCGTCACGGAGAATTATTGCAGATGCGACCAGACTTTTTTAATGATGACCATTTTGTATATAATTCTATGTGGAAAACAGATAAGGTTCGTGCTAAAGGGCATGGTAAGGATGGTTTACAGCTTAATAAATTCGTCTTATATGGTGCAAAACGCTATATTGATCTATGGATGAGTGAACGTAAGGAGAAAGGTATTAACAGCGAATGGTTGTTTGTAACAGTTACAGTGAATGGAACTGAACGTATATGGAGAAAGAGAAAAGACACAAGTTCCTGGGTAAAACAATGCACAGAAATACTTGGTGTGGACTTCTACTTACACTCGTTACGTCATTATACATGCACAAAATTACATAGAATGAATCTACCTGCTCATGTTATTCAAGAGTTCTTCGGATGGGCAAGTTCTGAAATGCTTCAAATTTATAATGACCTTACTGCTGAGGATGAATTTGGAAAATATTTTACCAAAGATGGTGTCAATGAAATTAAGCAAGGTTCATTGACTGAAATCTAAGAGTTATCTCCTTTTCATATCGAAATATTTCCCCGTGAGTGATGGGCTTAAAATAACTTACTCGTTAGATGTATTGGCGAGTAAAAATATGACGTAATACATACCGGCCTTGGATCAAAGGCATACTTTTTAAATTGCCAAGGTCGGAAATGGTTCCCGACACACTCCGAAAAGAGTATCTGAGATGATGGATACACCGCCCATCTGGTGATTACATCCCACCGACATTCCGGATTTTAGGCCGACCACTGCCATTGTAAGCGTGGGGATGTTCGTGCCTCGCTACGTTAGTGCGAACCAGTAATTATGGAGGGCTACTACTCTCCTATTTTTCATGGGTCTGTCGCCTAATGGTATGGCACTAGACTTTTAATCGAGTTTATGCAGGTTCGAATCCTGCGGGCGTGTTTATGATACTGCTGCTCCAATAGCGAGTGTCTTGTTAATATAAATCAGAAAGGTGGTGAGCATTTGGCTCAAACAAAAGAAGAATTAATACGTGAGTCCATGAACTCACCCAAAATAATAGACCCTTCAGTAAAATTTAAGATTCCACGGTCAGCTGAGCAGTTTGACCCAACAAAGCATAAATATAAATGTTACTGTTGTGGAAAGGGGTTCAACTCTCAACAGAAGACTAATTTTCAGAAGTCAAATAGTCCATTGTTTCAAGCGAATGACGGATTTCTTCCATGGTGCAAAGAATGTACTGATAAATATATGATATTACTTACTGCTTTCTATTCTAACAATGAAGAACACGCTATAGAACATTTTTGTCAACAAGCGGACTGGGTTTACGATATTGAGCCATTAAAATGCGCGAGGGAAATATCATCTGATAGATCAAGAATTTCTAATTATGCTGCAAAGAAGAATCTTAATGTTGGTGGAAGAAAAACATATTTTGATTCCATGAAATATGATTATGAAAACAGGCAACACGAAACTGTCCAATCAAAAGATGATGTAAAGGTCAAAGAGCTATCAATTACTGCCTCTGCCGTTGACAGATGGGGGGTGGGATTTACTGAATTAGATTATAAAAATTTGGACGAGCATTACAGAATGCTTAAAAAGAATAATCCTAACGCTGACAATAACCAAGAAATTTTTATTAAATCTCTTTGTAGTCTAAATATGTTAATGATACGTGCATTGCAAGCTGGTGACTCTAAAGAATATAGTAGTTTGGTTGGACAATACTCTAAGACCTTTACTAACGCTGGTTTAAAACTGTAGAAGAAAAGGATTCTAGTAATGATGAAGCTATTGGTGTTACATTAGGAATCATCTCACAGTTCACACCTGAAGAATTCTATATGGACAAAAACTATATGATGATTGGGACAAGTTGGGTGATTATATTGATCGTCATATTACAAGACCAATTGAAAATATCATTACCGGAAGCACAACCAGAGACAAGGAATATTATGTTCCTGATATCGAAAATGAAGATATAGATGATGAGTTGGGTGACTTAGATGAATAGGATTTCAGATTCAGCAGATAAAAACCAATTAAGTCTATACAAAAAATTTCCTTCAACTCATTTTCTTAGCAATCAACAGAATGTTTTATATGTAATTGCTTGGTGTACATTTTGGCGTAGAAATATGCATCGATTTGTACTAGATTATTTGAGGTTGAAACTCCATGAGTATCAATTAATATCAATATATTTAATGGGTATTTCAAATTTTATCTGTATAGTTGCAAGTCGAAATGATGCGAAATCTTTTATTGTAGCATTATATGCTTGTTGCAGATGTATTTTATACCCAGGAACTAAGTTTAGAATAGGTAGTTCCACAAAAAAGCAAGCAAAATTAATTGTTTCAGAAAAGATAATTGATGAGTTATGTGAATGGAGTAAGCCGCTAAGGAATGAGATATTAACCTGGAGTACAAGTGACAACGACATATATGTGAAGTTTAAAAACGGTTCTAAAATAAGTGTTTTTGTAGCTAACGAGAACGCCCGCGGACTTAGAAGTAATGCAACTGCTAGGGAAGAATTTAGACAAATCAAAGAAAAGGTTGATGGCTCTATTATTTCACCATTCCAAACGCCACGCAACCCACAATATATGCTCAATAGTTATTATACCGAAAATAAAGTTTTGCAAGAAGAGCCTATAGATATATATATAAGTTCAAGTTGGTTAGATAATGGACATTGGATGTGGAAAATTGTAGATCAGGCTTTTAATGGAATGATAAAAAGAGATGGTTCTATATTCTTAGCATTTGATGAAAGTATAACCTTAAAACACAATTTAAAAACCATGAAGTACATGATAAGAGAAAAGAAAAAACAAGATCCTACGACATGGAAAATTGAGTTTTTAAATTTGAGAGTAAAAGATTCTATATCCTCATATTTTACATATTCAATGTTAATGAATTGTCAAAGATTAAAACAGGTATTTTATCCAAGAACAGCCATTGATTTTAAGAGTAATAAAAAAATAAGTACTTTATTACCAAACAAGATAATGAAATTAGAATAATATCAAATGATATAGCTTTTGTTCCTGGAAGTCAAAATGATAACTCTGTTTATAGTTGTATCCGTGCCATTCCAGAATCCATCACTTACGAAAATGATAATAATGTTATAGAAATAAAGAAAGGTTATCGCAGACTATACCCATATATTGAATCAAATCAAATTGGTGATACGACAAAGCAGGCAATTAGAATTCGACAGCTTTATGAGGATTTTGATGGTGATTATATTGTAGTTGATGCTAGAAATGGCGGAGGGCAAATAGTATTTTCTTTGCAAAAGGTATTATACGACGAAGAGCGTGGTGTTGAATACCCTCCACTAAAATGTATGAATGATGATAAATACGCTAATGCTTGCCAGGATCCTAATGCCAAAGCTTGTATATATCTAATCAATGCAACGCAAACACTTAATAGCGACATTGCAATTAATTTCAGAAAAGCTCTTGTTGAGAATCGCATCGACTTTTTAATCAATTATAATGTTGCAAAAGAAGATATTTTAAATAATAACAGAGATTATATAGAAGCCTTTGATGAGAACACTCAGATAGAATTGGAAAAACCATTCTTAGAAACACAAGCGATGATTAGCGAATGCGCTGACTTACAATATGAAAAGCTTCCCCAAACTAATATTATTAAAATTTTTGAACAAGGCAGTAACCGTAAAGATAGATATACCAGTTTTTCTTATGGTTCGTATTTTATTGATCAGTTAGAATTGGATTTACTTGGTTCTTCTAATGATTATGATTACACAACTTTAATAAACTGACAAAGGAGGCGACACATGCCAGAGGAAATAAAACGCAAGAGGGGTCGCCCTCCCAAGAATAAAACTGATACAAATTCGAGTAACATATCTGAAAACAATTCTTCCAGTATTCCCAGTAAAGATTATGAATTCAATAGTTATTTTGGTACTGTTCCAATTAATGATTTAGATTCTTTTTTCGGTTGCAATATCTACTCTACATTTACTCCAGAAGAAATTAGAAGTATCGTAAAGGACCCAATAACAAATCATGCCATAACACGTAAGTTGGCAATGTTTGTATATAACAGTGAAGGTGTTGTTACAAATGCGATTGACTATATGGTATCCATGCCGTGTTTAGATCGGGTTGTATATGGGAAAAAACGTCTATTTGGTAAATCAAGATTAAATAAGAATAAGGATTTGATGTTATCAACACTTGAACGAATTAATGATAAGCAGTTTATCAGAGATGCTTTATTTACTGATATGAATGAAGGAATTTGCTTTTATTACTTTGAAACAACAAATTCAATAAATGATTTTACACGGGCCATGACTGATTACGATGTAGAAAACATTGTAGAGATATGCGATTTAGGACTAAACGCATCACTGGTTCCGCTGCCATATGATTATTGTAAAATCGTAGGAAGGAAAAACAGCAGATATGTCTTAGCTTTCAATTTACGATATTTTGACGAGCAATGTACTACTCATGAAGATAAAAAAAGAAAAACTCAAAAAGTATCCTACTGAAATCAGAAACGCTTACACTTCCTGGGAGAAAGGCAATAAATCATCCAGCAATTGGATTGTGTTAGACAACAAACATACTATCGCACATAAGATAAAATGCAAGACAAGTGAACCTTGGGGGCGCCCACTTGCAATAGCGGCTATCGCCGACATATTGTATCAGGATGAATTTGTCGATACAAAAAGGAATGTACTAAGAGAACTTAATAACAAAATAATCTATCAAACATTGCCTGAAGGTAAAGATAAAGGAAGTTGTGCTCTTACTAAAACTCAACAGCAGGATCAGCATGATAAAGTAAAAAGCGCAGTTTTAAATAAAAATAACCGTGGTGGTACTTCTTTCTTTACAGTATCAGCTGGCACAAAAATTGATGCACTCGATGTGGGTACAACTGATATCTTTGACGAAAAAAACGAAGCTAATCTAACAGACAAAATTGCTTTGGATTTGGGTATGGCTAGTTCTCTCCTTAATGGTTCAGGATCAGGCAACTATTCATCGCAAGAAAACAATCTGGAGCTTATTAATGCACAAATATACACATGGATACAAGAACTTCAGAATGAATTGAATTATGTAATAAATGAAAATATTATTCAGGATAAGCGTAATAAGGTAGAAGTATACTATTTACCAACATCATTAGTAAATAGGCAGAAGTTCTTTGATATGATGAAAAATCTCTATTTGGAAGCTGGCGGCTCATATACATTCCTTATTGCTGCAACTGGAGTGAATCCAGATGTTTATTTTAACATACTTGACGAAGAGGTTGAAAATAAGATATTTGATAAATATAAACCACATCTAACAAGTCATACTTTATCTAAAGATGATAAGGATGGCGGGCGTCCAGAAAATCCGGACTCCAGCAACCCATCAACGCTTCAAACAAAAGCAAATGGCAGCAATGCGCAGCCAAAACCATCAACAAAATAATGATATATATTAGGGAGCCAAAATTTAATTGGTTCTTTTTTATTATAGGAAGGAGGTCGAAATGGCTGTTTTTGAATTATCGTCTGAACAATATAAAAATGGTCGAAGGCCGTTTGTAGCTACATTATACGAGTTACAACCTCCTGATTGTGTAGTAGATGATGTCGGAACTAAATATAACAAGAATGGAATTACATTTCTTGAGGAATATGCCGCTAATACGCTTGACAGTATCAAAGATATGAGCGTTCGTGTTGAGTTTATTGATGAGGACAGAACAATGATATCCGGACATGGGGACACTGGTATATCTGATGGATTACCAGTATTTGAAAATGCCACTGTTGTTGGACATTGCACGGAAGGATATATAGATGATGTTGTAATAAATGGAGAGGTCAAGCGCTGTGTTTGCGCTAAAGGAACTCTTGATGAGATGTGCTACCCTGCGTTTGTAAGTTCTTTACATGAACAATTACAAAATGGCGGTTCTATAGATGGAAGTATTGAAATTTTCAGGACAAAAAACAATAAGGAAATCATCTATAAAAAGGGATGGATAGAGAAAGGTAGGATTCCAACAGAATACATCCATTCTGGCTGGGATATGGTTATTAATCCGGCAGACCCATCTTCTACACTATTAGAACTAAATAATTCAAAAGGAAATAAGGAGGAAAAATCAAATATGGAATTTGATATGAATGAAGTCAAGTCTGCAATTCAGACTACTATTTCAGAGCTTAATAGCAAAGAAAAGGAATTTACAACCCAGATTTCAGAACTCAATGAGCAGCTTTCAGAAAAGGAGTCTTTAATTACTGATAAGGATGCAAAAATAGTTGAGTTAAATGCAACTGTTGAACAGGTACAGAAAGCATTGGATGATTTAAAGAAAGAGTGTGAATCTTATTGGGCAGAACGTGAGGCGCTTGAAAAGGAATTGGGTGAACTAAAGGCTAAAGCTAGACTAGGAGAACTAAACACTGCTATTTCCGGTTTTACCGATGATGAACGCAAATATGCCGAGGTTGAAATTAATTCCTTTAATGAAAACCCGATTGAAGGAAATGTAGAAAATATTTTATCTAAAATCTACGCCGGAATCGGACAGGCTTCAAAGGCAGAAGAGCTTAGAATTGCAGAACAGAATAGTAACAAGAATAACAAAGTTGATGTTGAAGATATCTTTTCGGAAATGAGTATAGAAGATTCTGTATCAGATGAAGACATCAACATTTTTTAATTAAGGGAGGATTATTGGAATGATTAAATTTAACAGTATTGGCCAGATTGAGCACGGTGAATATCCGTTTGAGGATGCAGTTATTGATACAGCGATGAATAATGGTACATTCGGCAGCGTTGATGCAGAAAAATTTACACCTGCGGCAACTGCAACTAAAGCAATTATGAATATTGAAGTTGGTGATGATGCAGACATGCCTGAGTATGTAATTTCCAAGGGTTCCCATGTTAGGGTAGGTGATTTAACTAAGATTAAGAAATTTGAAATCTATGGATATCCATTACCTTCTACATATGCAAAGGGCGATAAGCTCGTTTCAAAAGCAGACGGAACTCTTGAGGTGAAGGCGGACGCTACTGGTACTTATTTCGAAATAAACGATGTCATTGTTGCTTGTGGTAAAAAGGTTGGTGCTCTTGTTGAATACACCACAACCAACGCTTAATTGAAGGAGGATAAAGAGTATGTCTTATATTATTGAACTTAATAATGCACGTAAAGATGCTGATTTTGTGAGCGGCAAGATTAATGGCAAATCAGCAGTTGTTGAGATTTTTTCTGCGATGAGGGATGGTAAGGAGTTAGCTCCTTATGGGAAAAAGGCAGATGTTGCTGCGAAGTATATTATGGAACTGAATTCCAAGGCATCCAGTGGTGACAGCACGGCCATTTCTGAATTGAATGAACTTCGTAGATTCGCTATGGAGCCTGTTCTGATGAAAGAAATCAAGCTTCTGGGTATTTACGGAAATTATAAAGCTATCGGATATAACGAATCTTGCGAAATTGAGATTCCTGTATTTGCCAATATCAACGCCAACATGCAGGCGTTAGGGCAGGATGTTACTTTCCCTGTAATCAGAAAGGAAAGAAAGCCAATCGCTACTACTACTATTTCTGGCGGTTATGCTGTTGATTATAGAAAAGCAGCACTTGGTGATATGTCTGACGAAAATGAATTACAGGATCAGGTCCGTGTGCAGATTAGGAATAAGGCTGCAAAGTACGTTATTGAAACAATCTATAATGCCATTAAGAATGCAGATGGAGTGAAGTATTTCTTTGAAGGCGCTGGTCTTACCAAGACTGGTGTTGACGGGGTAATCAGCAATGTAAGGCGTTTTGGTAAGCCAACTATTTCTGGTGATTATGCACTGATTTCTCAGTTTAATGGTTTTGCTGGATATACTGGTGTCACCCCTTCTGTTAATGGCATTTCTGAAGCAGTTATGAATGAGATTCATACTACTGGGCTTATGGGTATGTATAATGGCTCTGTTTTATCTGAAATTCCCAATGAATATGATTTGTATCATCTGAACGCAGATGGTACTAACTTTTCCACAATGCTTCCTACTGGTATTGGTTATGTAATTCCTACTGGCGGCCAGTCTCCTATTTACACTGTTACTCGTGGTGGACTTACTTCCATGAGTGGTAAAGAGGTCACTACTGGTCAGCTTATCTCCAGGTTCGATTTAGAAGTAGGTGCCTTAGTAGCTCCCAATAGAGAGTATATGATCGGACTGCTCGGAGATACAAATTTAACTACTATATAATTTTATAGGAGGGTGCTTTTGCACTCTCCTACTATAAATCATGGTGAAAAATGAGTAATTACTTTTATTGCTATTCAAAGAAAATGTATCACTTTATTGCTGCTTTTGATATCAAATACTTAAACATTGGTGTTAACAGCAATACAAAATGTAGGTATTATGTGTTCGAAAAATCAAAAAAATTAGATAAAGTAATTGCATTATATAAGCAAGTAAAACATTCGATTAATTGATAAATATTTAAAATAGTTGATATGGAGGTATGTATTTTGGCTGGAGTTACAACTGAAAAAGAAGAAATCCGATTAGATAAGAAAGTGACAGTGAAAAGCATCGCTACATGGGCTACCGGAGCACAAAGGAAAACTACAATAGGTGATATTAGTATTCCGCCCAAAGGGACCGTGCTATTAACTCGTGAGGAAATTATTGCGCAGGCACAGAATGGAAATAAGTTACTAACTGGACTTGATGGATTAGGCAGTCATGCAACATGGTATATTGATGATAATTATACTAGAAATGAATTAAGTTTGACCAGGAAAACAGTAAGCAGAATGTCCTGACAAATGAAGAAATCAAAGCGAATTTTTGATTTGAAAACGCAAAAGGCTTTCGAAGATAATATTAAGAAAAGTATTGTCACTAGAGCAGAAATGGCTTTTCTTATGAGTGAAGTTAAAGATATGGGTATTAATGACTATAACAAGATTGCCTTCTGCATTGAATACACAGGAATAAAGCCATGATAGAAATGAGGTGATTCGATGGGAAACACAACGGCTTCTGATATTATCAGATTTTTTGAATCAAGCTTTGTTGATAAGCACGTAATTCCCGAATCTCTTGAGATGGTTTGGTTAGAAAAAGCGATAGGAAGATATTCTATTGAACTTGACCCATTGAATTTCGATAAAGAACTATTAGAATTTGACACAGAACTTGATAGTTATATTATGGATACTCTGTCTGTCTTTATGAAGGAATATTATCAAGAGAGACAAGTATCTTTGGCAAATAAGCGAATCAGTATAGTCGGAAACGATATAAGTATAGATGGAAGCAATGGTGCCAAGACTGCCGAAAAATCGCACCTAGAATATGTTGGAGAAAAGGCACGAGAAATGGTTGGTAATCAATTACCAACTGCACTAATATAGGAGGCTTCAAATGCAGGAATGGTATCTTTTAATGCCTGATACAAGGCCAAATATAACAGGAGGGTACGAGAATGAATCATTCATCGACTATAAAGATGATGCTTTTTATGAAATGCTTCAAACAGATATTGCGTCCAATGTAATACTTTATAATAGTGACCTTTCAAGCTCCAGTATAATACGTTGCGTTATACAAGGGAACACGGCTGATACTCAGCTTAAGTCTATGGAACGAGTTGGGTTGTTCAGTTGTGGCACGGTAAAAGCCGGAATGTATATATATTTTGAAGATAGATATTGGTTAATCACAGGCTATCCAGGAACTAACGGTATCTACGAAAAAGCCACAATGGTTTTATGCCAATATAAACTTAGATGGCAAAATTCGTCTGGTGACATCATTGAACGATGGTGCAATGGAACTTCAGCATCAAAATATGATATGGGTGAAAATGGGAATAGTACAATAACATTATCATCTAATACATTTGCATTACTACTTCCTGATGATGAACTAGTATTGGAATTAGATGGTAAGCGGGTTTTTATTGATAAGCATAAAACCACCCCAACAAAAGTATATAAAGTTACCCGCAGTGATGATATTTTATATGACTACGGTGATTCGCATGGTGGTATCCTAAGTTTTATAGCAGATAAAACTGAGTTAAATCCGATTACTGATAATCAGGAACTGAGGATTTGTGACTACCACTCTCCTACCCCATCGCCAGAACCGCCAGTTCCAGATGAAACGACAGATTTATCGGCTGTGATCGCGGGCGGTAATACGCTACGATGCGGAAGGGCTAAGTCATGGAATGTTATATTTATTGACCAGGATGGCAATGAAATTATAGACCAGAACTTTCAGTGGAAAGTTGATAGTGAGTACACTGTTAAACAAGTGATAGATGGCCAGCGAATACAATTGAAAGTGGACGATGAACAGTTAATTGACTGTTCTTTTTTATTATCTGTGTCTGTTGATGATATTATTGTTACCAAAGTTGAAATTTCGATTATAGATGGATTATAAGGAGGTACTAATGCCAGAAACAGTATTAAAAGATATTGGACTTGTAAAAAATCGCATTTTACCCCTTTTATTAAATTCAGATGATATTATGGAGATTTTACTTGGTAAAGGATATACAGAAGAACAAGTCTGGGGAAACGATGAGGATGACGATGATTATGGGATAGTTTATAAGCAAGTCTTCCCTACTCTTTATATAGATGAGACTCAAACAGAGGTGCTCTCATATTTGTGTTTCGAGGTAGATGTACCCAGAATACCAACAGGAACAATAAAGGACATGAAGATAATTGTATGGGCTTATTGTAATAAAAGCAGTATGAGATATTCTAAGAAAGGTTATCTCGCACTAAAGCCGATATTTTGGCTGATGCGGTTGAAAGAGCACTGTCTGATTCACAAAAAATTTGGAATAGGAAAACTTCATTTGGATTCTGCTACATATATAAGTTCATCAAATAAGCAGTTCTATGGTAGGCAAATGATTTTTACCATTCCAGATTTCAAATCAAAGAGGTGATAGTAATAAGTTTATATACAAATTTTGATTATCTGTGTAATGAGCCTTTTTACATTGATGGAATAGGTACTGTTAAGTGTCCTACCTTAAGAGACATCCGCACCATCACATTTAAAGTATTTGCCTTATTTCAAAATATCTTAGATATGACACTCGAATCATATTTAAAATCCTTTAAAACCACTTTTGATGGGTCAAATGACAAACTAAGAGAGGACATTTCTTTATTCAGAATACTTCTTTATGACAACCCTAGTATCCTCTTTTCAATGATAAATTTTTTTATACTGGATGAAATCGAATTCAATCAAGACATGAATCGCATAGATGTCTTTAATTATTATCAAGTAAAAAATGAATCTAGCGTGTCTAATCAAAAGCGAATTATTGGACATATTGGGGAGGATAATTTCGATACTTTTCGTAGCGAATTGAGATGTCTATTGAGTATGAATTCCTTTGAGGAAGAAAAACCCAAATTCGCAAAAGGGACAGAAAAGCTTGCGCAAACAATGTTTAATCGTTTTCGAGAAAATGCTTTAAAAAGTAAAAAGAAAAAGAGTATGGATGGGAATTATACTCTTGATAATATGATACGTAAATACTGTACTCATAATAAAGTCGGAATCAATATTCTCAATGTTTGGGATATGACATACTACCAGTTTATATCCATGTTTAATGAATATTTAAACGGACGTCAACACGATTTTAATGATATGATGGCTGCTAATACCTTTTCGTACAAAAAGTATTCAGATTATAACCCTATGGGGTTTATTAAAAAACTCAATATGTAACTATAAACCAACCACTGTACAAACAGTGGATTTTTTATTTTATGGAGGAATTTTAATGGCAGATATTAATATGGCGAATAGACAATGCTGTGATCTTGATATTAGAGATTATAAGACAAAACAGCCTTGGATGTATGCTGACTTTTGTAACACTACTACTATGGGATTTTCAAGTGATGCCGTATACGCAAATAAAAAGGGTGGAAAATGTATTAAATTTGACAACCCACTTGAAGGAACTATCTCTATGACATTCCAAGTACATCCATTTAGAATGTATGCAATGTTAAGTGATGGTGAAATCGAAACCAAAGCAATTCTGACAAGAAAGGAAGTAATTGCAGCTACTGAGGCAGGAAAGATAACACTTCCCAATGCTCCGATTGTCGGCACTGTATTCGTTTACGCCGAAGGTGATTTTGGTGGCAAATCTATTGAAGGTACATTAGCTGATAAAGTATTTACTGCTACAACTGATTCTGAGATTGCTGTAGGCACTTCATACATTGTTGGATATTTAGAGGAAAAGACTTCTGGTGTTCAGAAGGTATCCTTTAACAATAAGAAGATTCCAAAGGACTTCTTTATTCAGATGTCCACCTTAGATAAGAACGAAAACGGCGAATTGGTTCCAATGAGAATCACTGCTTACAAAGCAAGTCCTCAGAGAAATCTGGAGCTTTCTTTCTCGTCTGACGGTGATCCAGCCGAAATCACAATAACTTGTGACGCATTGGTAGATGAGAACGGTGATGTTCTTGACATGATTGAGCTTACAGACGAAACCGAATAAATTCATACAAGAGGGCTGTAACATGCCCTCTTCTTGCGAGGTCTATATGATAAAAGAATGTAACGTAATTACTCGAAACGATAAAGTTTCTGTAGTATTATTTGATGACAAAAAAATTCAGATTCCAACTAATAAATCAATTAAACATTTTGCATATATTCAATTTAATAAAGGAAACTATACCGTCGTTTCTAAAGAAGAATATGACAAAGAGAAAGCCAAGGAATCTATTAAAAATCGAATACAAAAGAAGAATAATGAAAATTTAGTGATGGATAATGAGGAATAGGGATATAACCACTTGTAATCCATCACAAGTACGTTATGTCCCTATTTTTTACCATATAGAATAGAGGTGTAGGTATCAATAATAAGATAAAATTTGACAAAGAGTATTCGACCCAATGGTCGCTAGAGTATCTTTATTTGAAGGAATGTGGGATTCCTTATACTTTTATAAAGACTGAAAATGGAATCACAACTTGGAAGTATCACAAAAATTACAGACTGTTTGATGCTTTGAAAAATTTTTATAAGAATCAATAAGATTTTTTATGGTTGTTCAAGATAATGAGCGTAAAAGTAGATAACGTAACTGTGAGTACATGACACTCAGCGTATGTGCAATAGCCAGTCAAGTCTCCTACTCTCCAGGATCAAAGAAAGGATAATATATGGATGAAATCATAAGAACACTACCTATATTGCAGTCGCAATCCTTATGAATATAGGCGCAGGCTTATATTACAATATCGGAACAAAAGACTTATCATTTGATATGAAGAAACTGGTAAATGGTGTTATTAAGGCGCTAATCATATGTGGTATGTTTGTTGGGACTGCATATTGCTTCGACTCAACTGACTTATCTTCTATCGGAGTGACGCCACAGTTTATCATGAACTCAGCAATTGTAATTTACGTAAGTAAATCAGTCATCTCATTAGGTAAAATTCTTGGCGTAGATACAGAACATAAGAAGGAGTAATTTATGGCAACATCAAAACATAGAAGGCAAAACGTAGTTGACAAGTATGCTACTATCATCGGTCGTAATTTCTACAACCAAAATTTACGTGATTACTGCTTCAGAAAATATAAAGATGGAAATTACTACTCTGATTGTAGTTCCTCCATCTCATATTCCTATAAAGAAGCTGGTGACAGTTTTGGAGTACTAAATACTGCCGGCATGTATAATTCTAACAAGTTTACGTTTGTAGAAGTAATTATAAAGAATGGTATTATACAGAATCCGGAAATTCTGCGACCTGGTGATATGTTACTATTTGCAGGTTCTGACTCATCCAGGCCAAAGCGGATCGGTCATGTTGAGATGGTTCATCACAAAGATTCTAACGGAAACTGGATTATTAGTGGTCATGGCAGCGGCGTACCATCCTATAAGAATATGGATGCTTATTGTAAAAGCAGATATAGTTCCTGGGCTTCTGGTGGTTGGAGGAAAGGGCTTGTTTGTGTCAAGCGATTCATCCAGGATGACGGCAGCGAGAACAAAACTGGATGGTATCAGGAAGATGGAGGATGGAAATTCTATCTTGGAGATACTGGGGACTATGTAAAGAATGACTGGTATAAGGACTCTAATGGCCGCTGGAGCTGGTTTGATGCGGCTGGTCATGCAATCTCAAATGCCTGGTATGAATACGAAGGAAATTGGTTTTGGTTCGGACCAGATTGTTATATGTATTCCAGTCAATGGATTGAGTATAAAGGCAATCAATACTATCTCACTTCTGATGGTTCAATGGCTAAATCTGCTTACATAAAATCCAAAGATCCAAATCTGAATATTTACTATTGGGTAAATGAAGGTGGCGTTTATGAACCGCAGTGGAATACTCCTTCTCCAGATTTAATGAAATATAATTTAGTTGAGTAAGGAGGATTTTTATGAATGGAAGCAATACAAACTTTATTTAATCAAGATATAACAGCTTTAGTAATAGGCATTTTTATTGTAATGTCTGGTATTATCGCAATGTTCAATATCATTGGAAAATTTTCTGAGATTATTGGTAGACCCCTAAAGTGGGTACAACGTAAAAATCAAGACCATGAATTACTGATTGCGACTTCAACGAAGTTAAATGCCTTACAGGACAAGCATGAAGAGGATGTACGACAATCTATTAGTCATGATAAAGCGATTAAAGAAGATTTGGAAATCTTAAAGAAAATGTTTATTGATAAAGAAATAGATGACCAACGTTGGGAAATCCTTGATTTTGCTTCAGCTATCTCAGCTGGCAGGAAGTATAGTAAAGAGCAATTTGACCATGTGTTATCTATTTATGAGAAATACGAGAATATATTAGAAGCTCATAATCTAAGCAATGGTCAAGTTACAACCTCAATGGAAGTAATCAATGAGGTGTACAAAAGAAAAACTTAAAAACGGTTTTTAATTATGAAAGAGCGTTTTCTTATGAAGCCGCTCTTTACAATATATGAACATGTTCTGATAGTATGATCATTACTACCAAGATGATAATAATCCCACCAACTTTCATCAGATATTAGGCGTACTTGATGATTGCTACTAAAACGATTAGTAGAACCATAAATGCAGAATTTATTCTGAATTCCATAAAACCTCACCTCAATACTTATTTGATATCTATGTGAAAAGTCTATCAAAACCGTACTTAAGTGAGATCTATAGCTAACGCCTGCCATTTCTGGCGACCGTACTGACTACTCGTTGGCCCTCCTACAACTATCTTTTGGATAGTCATTCCACCACAGGATTATTATAATATACTTGGGAGATTATACAATTCAGAACATTTGTTTAAAAGCTTCTTTAGAAGCACATTTTCTAAGGAACCTTGACTACAGTTGAGGTTCTTTTTATATTTCAGAACTTAAAAAGAGAATATCTGTATGAGAGACAATGGTTTGATACAGGTATTTTTTATATCTGTAAAGCAGGAAGTCATTGAGCCTGTTTCTTGAGTAGTGAATAGACGGAGTAATTACCCGTCGAAGCCGAATACCTCTGACGGCGCTCACTACTCTTCTATTAACTAATTCAGAGGGATTATAGAAAGTTGAGGTACAAAGTATGAATGAATTAAAAAATAATGGAACACAAATATTTATGGGGATTGAGATACCTATTATCGAAGGCGGTTTTGGTGAAAATCAAAAAGTGATATTAGCAAAAACCATTTCCGAAATTCATGGGCAACCACTAAAGAAAATCAATCAGCTAATAAATGAAAATATAGATGAATTTGAAGTTGGGGTTGATATTTTAGATTTAAAAAGTGGGTACTTACAAAGTACCGAGTTTTTATTGAATTTCATGAACAGACAGTCTATTTCTAATTCAACTAATATATATTTACTGTCTGAGCAAGGCTACATGTTGCTTGTTGGTTTCATGAAAACAGAACAGTCGAAAAAAATCCGCAAGAAACTACGGAGAGAATATTTTGCAATGCGTAAAGCAATAAACTCTGATAAAAAAGCACATCTATTATTAATGATTTATAATGGTGGTCAAGATGGTGTTCTTGCTTCCAAAGAACTGGTACAATTGGAAGTTGAATCCGCTACCACTCCCTTACTTGAAAAAATTGAAGAGGACAAACCATATACCGAATTTGCAAAGCATGTAACAGAGTCAAGTGATACTGTAGACGTTGGAGAATTTGCAAAACTTGTAAAAAAGGAAAATATAAAAAATTGGTCGAAACAGGTTATTTGAGTGGTTAAGGTTTAATGGATATTTAATGCAGAATAATAACCCATATCAGAAGTACATAGAGTCAGGCTATTTCAAAGTTGTTGAAGTAACCAAAAATACTGCATATGGCACAAGTATTTATACAAAGACTCTTATTACTGGCAAGGGTCAAGTATATCTAGTAGAAAAACTAAAAAAAGAATTTGGAATTGCAGCATAATCATTAATTAAGAACTCCGTCAGGTAATCTGGTGGAGTTCCTTTTATGTTAAAGGGGTGAATAGACAATAGCAGCAAGAAAACGCTCTCTTTACAACGTAGATATAAGTAAAGCGGGACAGCAAAAAAGAACTTACAAAAGGAATTAAATATGATTCATTGACAGAAATGCAATTTATGAAAGAGGTTATCGAGCCTAAGCTTGCAAGTGGCGAAATTACTAAATTTGAGCGCCAGGTCACATATGTACTTCAAGATGGATTCACCATGAAAAGTGGAGAAAAGATATTACCTATAAAGTATGTTAGTGATTACGATGTTTGGTACTCTGATGGAACTTTTATCGTGTACGATATCAAGGGGCAACCAGATTCAGTTAGTTTACTTAAAAGGAAATTATTTAGATATCGATATCCTGATATAACTTGGTGTTTATATGTCGTAATCTAAAACGCGGCGGTTGGATAACATATGATGAATTAAAGAAAATGAAAGCTCTTGAAAAGAAGAGCAAAAAATAATATTGGAGGAAAAATATATGATTAGAAATTGGATTGTCATGAAGAAGAAGGAAATCACTTTAAAAGTCAAATTATACACTGTTATCGAAAGATTCATCACAGAACAGAAGGATATCACCACTCTCCTATCAAATCTGTTTACGGTCCTGAAGGATGTCCCGCTTAACGAATTGAAAGACGAATTTATTGGGAAATTAGCGGAGATTATTCATGACCAGGCTGAAGCAGAACGCAATGGTGAGACCAGTATCAAAGGGGATTAAGTATATGAACAAAAGAAAATGGACACATATCTTGACTAAATTACTTACACTTTTTTGGTTGGATATTGTACATATATTGCATTGGAAGTGACTTATAGAAATGTAAGTTATCCTCTCATGGGTTGCGTTGGCGGTATCTCCCTCTTGCTCTTTGATCAGATTAACAACAAAATATCTTGGAATCTTGACTTAATTCTACAAGGTTTTATTGGGTCAGCTATTGTAACTAGCTTTGAGCTGTTTGTCGGTGAAGCGCTGAAAGTTCTAAATCATCCTCTAATGTGGGACTACTCCAATATGCCATTTAATTATGACGGTGTGATATGTTTGCCGTTTTCAATAGTATGGATTATCATTACGATACTCGGGATACTCGTAGCCGATGCATATAATTATTATCTATTTCACGAAGAACCACGACCGTATTATTGGATTATAGGCCATTACTTTGTTATGCCCAAGAGGTATTGTGATGGCGAGTAAATTATTTAGGACGCCTGTGGAGTTAAAGAATTATATGCAGGTATTATGTGATAAGGCCATAAAAGCCACTGTTGAAGAAGCAAAAAAGCAACTTACCAAATGTATTGATGAGCAATATTACAAAGATCCTGAATTTTATCCAAATGTATATGAACGTACCGAAGCTTTTCTAAATTCAGCCACAGGTCAACTGTTATCCAATAATTCGGCAGAAATATATATTGATGTAGAAGGTATGCATTATAAAAACAATTTTAATGCAATGCAAGTTGTAACCTGGGCCTCAAATAGTCAGCATGGAGCTAATTATTATCAAACATCTACACCAGATTTTTGGTCTACATATATTGAATGGTGTAATGAAAATCTGATTGAGTTGTTAAAAATAAATCTGAGAAAAGTCGGTCTAAAGATAAAATAAACATCAAGAATTTCTTGCTATATTTTTATATATAGACTATACTGAAATAGAAAATACTAACGATATTTTTTATGGAGGTATAAATATGAGGTCAGAATCAAAACGTCGTGGTCTTCCTACTTTGGCTAAAGAAGTTAAGAACGGTAAGTATAATTTTAAGCATCCGCTTCAGCGTCCTTCTGGACAGTGGAATGCACTACAGAAAACAGAATTGATTGATAGTGTGTTGCGTGAATACCTAATCGACCCTGTTACAATCGTCGTTAGTATGGTTGATGAAACAACTGGCGATGTTATTAAATTAAATAATGCTGTCATTGATGGCGTTCAGCGTATAACCAATTTTGCCGATTTTGTAAATGGTGAGTATCGTTTATCAAAAGGTTAGATGATGTCCCCTTTACTATTGAAGGAAAAACATTCTATCCATCAGAATCATTATGGGGAAAGAAGTTTGAAGAACTGGACGAAGAAATAAAGAGCAAACTTAGTTATTATGAATTGCCCATCGACTTCTACCATGAGGCAACTAATAGAGAAATCACTGAACTATTTAGACGCAAGAATTCTGGTAGACCTCTCACTAACGCACAGAAAAACTCTGTGAATATTAGTGATGAATTGTATGGTCAGATTTTAAGCATATTAAACGCTGATGGATATACTTATGAAGTTGAAAAGAAAAATCGTGCTGGTGAAGTCATTATGAAAGACGGAAAGCCAGTCATGAAAGAAAAGAAAATGCCAAATCTATGGGAAAGAATTTTCAGCGCCGGCATTTTTAAGAACAGTGAGGACCGTAATCTCATTCTCGAAATCATGATGTTAGTATCTGGTTACAGTAAAGAGCATGAATTTGGATTTAGGAATGAGGATATTCAGGCGTTCATTACATGGTTTGATGAGCAAGAAAACAAACAGGAAGTAATTGACTTAATTATCAACGCTGCTGACTCTATTAATAGGAGAATTACAGAAAAGATTCCAAATCTAAAAAAGACCTCTATCCCGATGTTTGTTGCTGGTATGTGCAAGGTGATTAAGTACAAGGGTGGAAAAGATAAATACATGGTACTCTCAAAGGAATTTTTCAATAGCTATGAACAGAATGAAGAGTACAGGAATCTCTGTGGTTCCGGATCTGCTGCTAAAGAGAATGTACAGGCCGTTGGGAAGTATTCAAGAACATGGCTAAGAATTGCTAATAAATCATGGATGGTTGAGTTAACTACTCTTCCATCCTTTTTATGTAGAAAAATAGCACCGTATTGCTACGATGCTATTTCTCCGCCATCTTCTACTTCTCTCCACTGTAAGTTCTTAGGCATTTGCAATTAGTCAGATTGCATCTCTAAGATAAGGTTTTGAGTCTGTATTGACTTTATCCATTTGCTCTATAGATAATTATAACATTAATTATCTAAGTGTCAAGTAAATGTTTTCTCCATTCATTTAACTATATCTCAGAACTTATGCGGATATAGGGTTTGTATTATTGTTACGTGTAGCAGAAGGTGACTAGTCTTCTACCGTTCTTCTAATTCGTTAAATGAATGGATACTCACATCTGTAGTGCTATGTTACATTACTTTTTCTTATTGTCTCTGTAGACTGTGTATACAAATGTTAAGACTGCAACACAGGCAGAAACTATTGAGCAAATGGTTTCCATTACAGCATTTCCTTATCTACCTATACCGCCACAGATAGAGATATTATAACACTTAATCCAATCATATAACAGACGGAACATCCGTTTAAAACGAAATAATTGGAGTGTAATTATGGAACATATGAAAAATGATTATAAAATCAATCGACCACAAAACCAATCCGACGTTTCGGAGCCTCTGGCACAGGTTTCTATGCAACAGTTAGTAAAAAATCCAATTGTGACACATGTTGGATTAATTCCAATGGCTTGCCTGAATTGTCCTTACCTCCAAATCGAATTAGGTTGTAACCAATGCAACCGGAGCTACAGGAATCCTCGGCGCAGTTCTCAATATGTGTAATGATGGTAAGTTTGTAGAGGATATTAAGCAGTTTTGTGTGACCTCACTCGGAATGCCTGGGATGAAGTAAATTGCATTAGTAGAGACAATACAAAAAGGATATGCTTGCTCAAGGCACACCCTTTCTGTCTACCACTACTTACTATCCGCATCTCCCCCATATTTCAAGTATTAATTAAGTAATTAATGTGATTACTCCAGCAGAAAATTATTGTACTGCAATTTCGTCTGTAACTGATGCAAACTGAGAATTTTTCATAGAAAGGAAATAAAAATGGATAAATTTCTTGATTGGATGTATAAATATGGATGGGTAGTACAAACAGTCATCGCTACACTTACTCTTATTTCTGCCGTCATAACAACTATTAATTTATTTGAGATGTCAGATTGTCTATTAATTCTTTTAAGTGAGTTGAGTACAACGTATTAAGTATATTCCACAATAATGATAATGAGGAAATAATTACAGGTATTAGCCACTTGATTAAATCTCTTCTTTTTTGAGATTTCTTATTCTTTTTTATCCATAAAATAAGATAAAGTATCTCTATTGGGAACAACCTCAATATATGTTTTTAAAGTATCATGATGTCCTGTTAAATATTTAATCTCAAAATAGCCGAGAGTTTCCATATCTCTCAGTTTATTGATAAAGTCGGATTCAGAATAATCAAGATTATAATTCTTTCTGCTTACTGTTATTCGATTATTGGTGTCTCGCGGTAATGATAGCAGGAATCTTAAAATATTTTCTTGTTCTTTTGTGAGCATATGTTTTCACCTCATTTTTTTAATAAAGAAATTATATCACCATTCATCTAAAAACAGAACACAAATTAGAGTATCAGTGTCAAAACTGATACTTCTTTTATTAGCACTCTCCTTTCGTGAGGGTGTTTTTATTGCAATAAATTATGGAAGGAGTCATGAATGAACGATAATTTCAAAATATTTCTTCAAGCTATTATTGACGATAGTAGTTTAACCAAAGTTCAAAAAGATCTAGCAAGAAAAAATTAGAAATCCAAGCTGATATTGATTTTTCTAATTTTGCAAAGAGTAAGGCTGATATCGAAAAGCAGTTTCGAGCGCTATCAGGAATCATCAAAGATATACTTGGAGATACTGTTTCTGATAAACAAGCTACCCAATGGGTCAAACAGTACTATAAAGAAATTGAATCTGGAGCAAAGCAGGCTGTTAAAGAGCAGGAAAAGCTAGTTAATGCTATGGCGAAAGGACGCGAATCTTCAGAACAAGCACGCCAAGCAGAAGAAAAACGCCATCAACTTGCCCAGGATAAGGCTGTAAATAAGGCGCTTGAGGAAGAATATAACTTACGTCAAAGAATTGCAGATAAGTCAAAAGAAATTCAGCTCGGAATCGATACAGAGAAATATTCAACCCAAATTAATTCGTTTCAGCAACAGTTAAGTAAATTTGGAATTGATAGTGGAGAACTATTTCTTCAAGCAAGTGCCTCACTTAAACAATTAGAAGCTGCTTATAACGATATGAAATTCTCTGATGGAGATGAACGATTAGAGCATGAAAAGGAATACCAAAAGCTTCTTGAAAAAACAAAAAATCTTCTTACTCAAGTCAAAAGGTCAAAAGTCCAATGAGCTAATTTCTAATGGAGACAATCGGCGTATATCCTTTGTCAATGAATTAAACAATTACCTTCAAAAAAATACTGCCATGACTAAACAGTCTAAGCAGCAAATCATTGAATGGATTAATACGCTTAATTCTGCTGATGACATGACAAGAGGTACTTTTGATAATCTCAGGGCGCAGTTCAAGGGGCTGGATGCAGAACTACGTGCAGCGAATAAATTAGGATTATCCTGGGCCGATAAATTCAAACAGGCAGTTGAGAAGTTTGGTGGCTGGGCTATTGCCACAGGCTCAGTTATGGAGATGTGGAATTTATTCAGGAGAATGCCAAAAGAAGTATATAACATAGATACTTCAATGACTAGTCTCTACAAAGTAACCGATGAAACAGAGAAAAAATATACTAAGTTTTTAAATAACGCATCTTCTAAAGCTCAAGATCTTGGACGTTCTATATCTGGACTAGTTGAACAAACAGCTGATTGGGCCAAATTGGGGTTCGATATTGATCAGGCCAGTGAATTAGCACAAATATCTTCTATTTATTCAAACGTAGGTGAGGTTGATGATGCTACCGCTGTTTCCGATCTCGTTACTGCAATGAAATCTTTTAATATCGAAGCGTCAGATAGCATTACCATTGTAGATTCGTTAAATAAGCTCGGAAATGAATTCGCAACGGATTCCGCCGCTTTAGGAGAAGGTCTTAAGAAATCTGCTTCTGCGTTGAGTTTAGCTGGAAATGACATAAATCAGACTTTAGCCATGATTACTGGTGGCACAGAAATCACACAAAATGCTTCAGAAATGGGAAACGCTCTTAAAGTGCTTAGTATGAGGTTAACTAATCAGCCTCCATATTATGAAAATAATATGCTATGTACTTATTAAAACATAGACGATAACTATATCGGTCAAAGGATGGGGACATCAGAGACCGAGGTAAGACTGTTAAAATGTAATCGGAAAGGAATTATTATTCGCAAAAAAGCCTCCGATTATGAAATAAAAGAAAAAATGTAATGATTTGAAACTAATTTATAAATATAGGTACAGTATGAAACATGATACTCATATCGTTTGCTCATGTGAAATTCATAAAGATAAGGGAGATTTAGACATAACCTGGAGCCACCTGAAAAATGCAAAATATGGGTGCAAATATTGTGCAGGAAAAGGAAAAGACATCTCTGATTATTATGACAAGATAGATATGTTGAAAATCGAGATATTATCTGATTACATTGGATTCGAGAAAAAAATTAAATGCAGATGTAAAACATGCGGATTTGAATTTGAAACAATGCCAAAGACTTTAATCCAAGGCAAATATTATTGCCAGAGTGTAGTATAACACAAAGAGGAATAAGTAGAAGAACTAATTCAGAGATCTATAAGAAAAAGGTGTATAAAGATAACCCGGATATATTATTGTTAGAATCATATACCAGATCAAAAGATAAAATCAAATGTCGTTGCAAAAAGTGTGGACACGAATGGTCAAGTTGTGCAAGTAATATTTTAAGTGAACATATTAGATGTCCTGTTTGTTCAAGTAGTAAATCAGAAGATCAACTTGCAGGAATACTAACATCTTTAAATCTGAATTATGAACGCAAAGTTAGATTTAAGGAATGTAGATATAAAAAACCGCTAGAATTCGATTTTATTATTTATGATAATAACAAAAATATAACCTTTGCTTGTGAATATGATGGAGAGCAGCATTACATGCCAATTCAATATACATCAAAGCAAACAGCAGAATCACATCTTGTAATTACTCAAATCAGAGATAAAATTAAAAATGAATACTGTAAAAGCAATGATATTATAATGATTAGGATTCCATATTGGGAAAAGAACAATATGGAATCTTTTTTAATTAAGAAATTGAAAGAAAATAAATTAGATTACATTTTAACAGAAACCGTAACGACTACAGGGTGTATACAGTAATGTTTACACTGAAGTTATCTCCCCTGTTACATAATAACGAGGATAATATATAGTCTGATCTCACGCTATAATCTAAATATTTAATGAAACGTGAGAACATGCCAGAAATGACATGTCGCCATATTATTAAATTTGGTCAGTAGGCATTTTTAATGCTGAAAGTAACAGAATGTACGTGGCATGAAGGGCGAATTGGAGGCTCTAGGTGAAGAATATGAGAATGTAGAATCCATATCAAAAATTCAAACTCAAATTCTTAACCAAACTAATGGAGCTGTAAACATATTTGACAAGAATGGAAATTTCAAATCAACTTATGAAATATTAAAAGGTATTTCGAAGTTTGGTCAGATATCAGCCAGGTTGATCAGGCTGCGCTCCTTGAAACAATAGCCGGTAAACAGCGCGGAAACCAAATTTCAGCATTAATTCAGGCTTTCCAGTCAGGACAAATCGAAAAGGCTTATGAAGCATCTGTTAATTCTGCTGGTTCCGCAATGCAAGAGCAGGAACGTTGGATGGAAAGTTTGGAAGCAAAAACGCAACAGCTAGAAGCTGCGTTCCAGTCCTTATCTTCTACAGTTTTCGACTCTGATTTTTTAAAAGTATTAGTAGATAGCGGTATCACATTAACTAATGTATTGGATACAGTTATTGACAAAATTGGTGTAATACCAACTTTAATTACAGGCGGTAGTATTACCGCGTTTATTAAAAACTTCGATTGGCTCTGTAATAAGAGCTACTTAAAAATTGCCTAGATTTTTAAGGTGGTCTACTATGTGGGAAGAAATGTCATATTGGCGACAAAATCAACTCCGTAGGACGAAAGTTTCAAAATAAAAAGAGGACGAATTGGCCTGAAACCCTAATGCTCACTATGCTACAACGTAATCGAAAGGTAGGCGTGAATGCAACCGAAAGGTAAAAAAATCAATCGGCACAACTATGGTCGAGAGTGAGATGCATATGACTAAAAAATACGGTCTAAGTGCGTGATTAAATCAAATGGGTAAGAAACTAACTGGCAGCTAACTCAATTCACGTATAGTCGTACTATATAATCCGATAGATAGCAATTGCGAAAGCAATGTCGGGATAAAAGTACTAAGAGTTGAGAAAGTTCAACGAGCATGATTCCTCACAGAACACCAAAGCCATATTTGTTGTTCTGTTAATGTATGTTCTAACATAGTTTATTGTGGTGAACCACACGGCAAGGTTATGTCGTTAATCAGTTATGGTTATCATAAATACTATATTGTTAGCAGCATTATCCATTATGCTGTTTGATATAACTGAATGGATTTTAAATTTCATTTACACGTTCTTCTCATAGTGATATACTAATTTCGTAAGACAAAATACAGAACAGGAGAATATCATTATGGCAAGATCAAAAAAGAATATGACACTTGAAGAACAGCTCCAGGATGTAGAAATTAAAATCACATCGACGGAGGAACAATTAAAAGATTTAAAAAGCAAAAAGAAAAAGCATTGAAGCTGCTATTAAAGAAGAAAAACTCAGTAAACTTTTAGCTGCAATCGAAGAAAAAGGCATTACCGTTGAGGATGCGATTGCTAAGTTATCTGAATAAAAATCGAGTAAATATAAAAGGGATATGCTTCTAAGGCACATCCCTTTATAAATTATGAATACAAATGCAACAGCAAGGTTAACCCTCCGCTCATACGTTCATACTACGTTTTCTTCCAGATTCTTTGTTCTGCTAAGATAAGCAAAAAGTATTGCAAGAAATTGGCTACGATGTTTGGTACCTTTTGGCGATTTCTGGATATAATCATTTAGTAACAGAATGTATACACTGCTCATCTTCTTTTATAAGTAGTAGTGCATATTCATAACGGTATCCGATATAGTGCAGGTCTGCTCCTAATTGAGTAAGCAGTTTATGTATGTCTGAATTGGCAAATATAGAATTAAGCAACATCTTCTTTCTTCCCCCTTTAGCGGATATCTTTACCACGAGGTACATCAGGTGAGGGGTATTTATTTTCGTACATGTTACTTAGCCATAACACAAGTTACTATTTCCTATTAATATATTACCATGATTTCTTCAAGCTTTATATTATATTCTGCTTCAAAATGATGTCGTTTTTAGCAGAGTTCTAATATTCAACCACTCACAAAGTACATATGTTCCCGTAGAATTATATAGATTATTGGTATATAATGGATATATTATTACTAATGATTGGGGAACTACCTATGAAACAAATTATAAATTCTGGTATTTATTCGGTTGATTTACACGGTACAAACAATGCTGAATTTGCTGGAGAACATCCCTCTTTAATATTAAGAAGCATAAAAAATAAAGATATGTATTATATCATTCCTCTTACTTCGTTTACCAAAGAACGCTGGAAAAAATATAGGAAATTATTATGTTGTAGAATAGTGTCGATTAATTCAATAGCTAGGATTGACAAGATGCAGATTATCCATAAAGATAAAATTCCTAATAGATGGGTCGATAACGAAACTTTTTTACTACCACTGCCATCAGAAATCAAGGCTGTTCATCGTAGGATAATTGAATATTTAGAATTATCCGTAGACAAAGGCTTAAATGATTATGAAAAATTTTATCAAAATTACACTAGCGCTTATTCTAAGTTTTCAAATCTATTTATAGATAATAAAGCAGAATCTTTGGATAGTTTTGAAATTTCAGAAGATAATAATGGAAATATTGCAATCATTTCACAGCTAGATGATTATTCACACCTGAGCTTTGATGATATTAAGAGGATAATATGGTCAATTATTGGACGAAATGATTTAAAAGTATCATATAATCCTAAAGAACATATACTATCATTAGAGATATCCAGAAACAAAAATAACATATTGACATTCTTCGAATGGTATGATAAGATGAACTTAACAGAAGAGCACGTGTAAGCGGTAAGACTAGCTGTTATTTTATGTGACCTTTGTAGAAGGGCAAACTTTAAGTTGTAAGACCAGCTACACTATTATAAAAAGAGACGTTTTTACGTCTCTTTTTATCTATATTAGATTAAGAATACACCCCTTAGTGATGAACTATATTGTCAGCCATTTTGTATGGTGAGACCGCAAACTGAATGCTTTAACTGATAGGAGTAGAGAGAAATGACCTACTCCTTTTTTCTATCTAAATATTTTACTAAAAAGAGACTATTTCTAGTCTTTCTAAAAATCACTTTTACAATTATTGCAGTACCATTGTTTGTTAACCTTCTCCTTGCTCAATCTTTTCAACCACAACTGATGTCCCATTAGCAACGACACCAATCATATTATTGGAGAATGTGATATAGTCAAAGTCTATTCCGATTATTGCATTTCCCGAATTCTGTGCAGACTTTTTTACAAGATTTTTAAGAGCTAATTCTCTTGCTGTCTCTAATTTATCAGAAAACAGCTCTGACTGAGAACCAAATAAATCACTTATACTGGCACCAAATTCAGATAAAAAGCCTGTTCCCAATACGACGCTTCCACTTATAACGCCATTATACCCCTTGATTCTGTAGCCATCAAAATAATAACCCGTAGTCATCAGATGATTATCCATAAGTCTTTTTGAATTGTAATTTTTGTTCAGCTTCCTTTTCAACTCTAAGGGCTTCTTCTGTTTTGTTAACAATATCTTGCTGCAACTTATCTAATACTGTTTGTTTTAAACTCTCAGCAAATGATAATATATAATTAGTTGAATCTTCTGAAAAGTTACATTTTTTAATTGTAGCGACTGCGTTTTCATAGTTAATTTCAAGACAATATTTGTCTTTAGATTGTTCTACTATATTTAACTGTGTTTTAAATTTATAGAAACAACCATCGCACATTGCTCATCATATTCATCTGAAAGTTTATTTGAGCCAACAAGTAATCCTAATTTCTTATCACAGCATTTGCATGTCGCCATTTTTATATCTCCTTAACCTTAAGTTTATTCTTTGCATATAATCTTTCCTACAGCAAAGACTCCCTACAGTTTTAGTAAAGATTTAAATATTTATCCAAGTCTTTTTTATAATTTTTATAATCTAATTTTTCTAAATCATCATCGGTAAGTTGATTCTGAGAAAAACTATTTCTTAGTTTTTTCCTTATCATCATAGTATAATATAACTCTTCAATGCTATTATACGATTGAATAAAAACTTGCGGTCGAAAAGAATCTGATAAGTAACTTTCAGCTATTGTAATGATATCTTTCCTAAAAATTTCTGGAATAATTTCAATGTAGTTTACAGTATATTCTGGGTTTATATATTTTCGAACAAATGCAATATTCGCAATATATCTACTCACTTTTCTTAAGTCTGAGATTATTGTTTCTGGATTGCAATTAGCTACTGCATTTGATAGGGTTTTAGAACAGACTGTTGAATTTTTTTGAATAAAATCTCCTAAATTTATTTCTTTATCATAATGTTTGAAAACTGTATTAAAATTTATATTATTTAAATTCTGCAAATCTAACGCCCTACCCAGTTCAATCTCATAAGCATGTATTTCAGAATATAATTGCATAACTGTTTTAAATTTAGCATAAGGCAAAACTCTTAAAGACAAAGAATCTGTAAGATGTGTAAATTCATGAAATAGAATGGATGCAATTTCAGTATTATCCATTATTGCAAAAAGCATATAATCAAAATGCAAATATGTATCTTTGATTATATATAATCTTCAGCTTCCATTTGTGCCAAATAATCTATATTTTCATTTTTACCATTATGAAATTTTACTATTAATTTGGGTAACGAGTTGTCATTTACAAATGTTTTATACTTTGAATAACATTGCTGAATTGCAATTTCATATTTTACTAATGGATTAACTGACATAATATTTTCTCCTAAAGGATGTGATTAAAATTATTGTAAAATTTAAAACTTTATATATTAAAATATGGATATCTATTACAATCTTCTTGTGCAAAAGAAAAATTGAAAAGGATAAAAATTGGTTATAACTTTACCACGTATGTCCACAATTTTTACATTTGAAAGTTTTATTAATCTTTTTGCTAAATAATCCCCACATCACTATGGATGCTCCTCGTTCTAGTCCGCCTATTTTCTCTATGTTAGTTGAGTTGCAGGTTGGACATTTAGGGATATTTTGTTGCTGTATTGGCCGTTGTTCTGTGTTAGTGGGGATTGTTTCTAATACCATTGCTTTTGCTGTGGTTTCGTCGCACCCTACTGTTTCCATGATGAATTTTGTTGCTTTGTTGTAGTTTTGTTCAACTAAAATATAATCCAATAATTTATCTAACGCATCCTCACCCTTAGAGTCAAAAATATCATTTGCTTCTTGTTTCGTCATAATCCACAAACTCCTATTTATATTTGTAAATACAATTACAATTATTATAACGCATCTTAAAGATCTAGGCAATCTAAAAAATGTGACAACATCAATAAACAGTGTGTTTTCTGGAATAGAAAAAATAACAAGTAGTAATTTTGATAAAATTGTTTCTAAATTAAAAGATGATTTAACTGATTTTTCTTTAGAGTCGGTTAAAGCAGCAACTTCGCAGATGGCATTAGAGAAAGTACAACTCAAAGCTATTTTCACAGCAAAAGGCTTATCTGGAGCAGAATTAGATGCCGCAGTTAAAACTGCTACATACTCGGCCGCTCAAAAAGAAGCCACCGCAACCACAGGCGGACTCACCGCAGCGATGAAAGGATTAGGTGTGGCAATTGCAACTAATCCACTATTCTGGGCCGCTGGAGCCGCTTTAGGTATTTACGCAACAGTCAAAGCAATTGATTACTTTACAGTATCGGTCGAAGAAGCCCGCGAAACTGCTATAGACGCCGCATCCGAATTAGACGAACTAGAGTCATCAATAGATTCTATAAATAGCGAATTAAAAACATCAGCTTCGCGAATTGATGAACTAAATGACAAACCCAATCTGACATTTATTGAGCAGGAAGAATTACAGAATCTTAAGGATACTACTGCCGAATTAGAACGCCAGTTTGAATTAAAAAATGCAATGCAAAATGTTGCCGAAGCAAATGCGCGAGATTCTGCTATTGAATACCTTGATAAAAAAGGTTCTTATCAAAGATATACTGGTTGGGATATGTCACAGGTTGATGTAGGAAATTCACACTATGGTCAAGCTCGATATGATATCTTCTCTGGAAATCAATTAGATATTATTCAACAGCAACTTTCTGATTATGAATCATATATAAAATCGAAAAAATGAATTAGACAAGAAAATAGTTGATTTTAAGATTTCAAAACCCAATCCAGAGGATTATACACTTGCGGACAAAGATGCTTTAGCGAATATGGAACAAGAGGCAACCACTCTTGACAATTCAATAGAGTCGCTAAAAGACACACTTACATCAGCAGTCGGTGACTTGACAACATATAAAGAGAATTTGGATTCAAGTCAAGATTCTTCGTACATTGAGTATATAAACTCTTTACAGGATGCATATAGTAATATTTTTGGTGGTGGAAAGGACGCATCTAAAGCTTTTGACGATATCTGGAACGCCGATACATTCTCCAACGCACGAAAAGAACTCGAATCAATGGCTCAGGCCGGAACCCTCTCCCCAGCAACGTTAACCAATAATGAGACATATAATCAGTTGCTAAAAGAAACGGGGAAAACAGCTGAAGAAACCTGCGAGAACATATATGCCTTAGTCGAAGCTGAAAAGTCAGTAACAACAAATTCACCTATAATATTTGACCTATCCTCTTTTTCCGATACAATAGATAGGTTATCTAAGATTACTTCCCTTTACGATGAGTTTAAGGGCAAAATCAAAGATAAAACAGCGATAACATTTGATATATCAGATGTAGATGACTTACGAAGTTCTTTACTTAAAACAGACAAACAGCTAGGCATTTCTGAGGAACAATTCAATACATTCGAATCTGTCTTATCATCGTCTGAGTCTACCGTAGATGATATTCAAAAAGCATTTGATACACTGTCCTCTCAATTCATATACCAGTCTGGTTGTCTGGATGGGCTTAACACTTCCAACCGTGACCTTATTGTATCTCAACTAGAATTACAAGGAATAACTAATGCGTCATCCATCGTTACAGAAGAATTGGCGCAGGCAAGTGAGATTCTTGCTGCCAGCGGATATTCTCTTACCGATGCTACAAATACGGCTTATTGGGCCTTGCTTGACGAAAGTGGAGCCAGCGAAACAACAAAAGCATCTTTATATCAATTAAATGCTGCCGAGATAGCCTACAATAATACTGACCTTAGCGTACAGGGTAAAATTGATAAACTAGGACAACTTGCATCTGCCTATGGTGATACTGCTTCAGCTGCTATCGCTGCTGCCGCTGCTGATAGAGTAGCAAATGGACACGGTACCTATGAATCTGTTATGGAAGATTTGATTGCACAGATGAATCGTGCTACATCCAATATAACTATCCAGGCACCGAAAATATCAGGTAGTCCATCTAAAAAATCTGGTTCTGGCTCAAAGGATAAATCGAAAAAAGAGCCAACAGAATTTGACTGGATGGAACGCAAAATTAGTGTAATCGATTCCCAGGTAGATAAGCTCAAAAACAACATCGATTCTCTTGTTGGCTACAGGAATAAGAACTCTATGACCCATACTACAATTGATGTACTTACTGAAAAAATGCATATTCTCCAGCAAATGCACGATAAGTATATGGAAGATGCGAATAAGCTTGGACTCTCTCAGGAATACATTAATAAAGTCCAGAATGGTACAATTGAGATCGAATCTGTTGGTGATGAAAATCTAGCGAAGGTTATTAAGGAATATCAAGACTTATATGATAAGGCTCAAGATACGAATGCTAAAATTTTAGAAAACACAAAAATCCATTCATGATCTCAACCTATCCAAATTAGACAATATCATAGACCAGTTCAAGCAGACAACAGATATCCAGTCCAAAATGATTGATACTGAAAAGCAGCTCCTCGACCTTCGTGAAAAATCAGGTGAAGAAATTTATGCTGATGATTATATCTCACTTGCTGGTAAACAGTTAAAGCTAACGCGCCAGAATGCAGATGCTTACAACGAACTGTCCACTGAGATGTCTCGCATGGATTTAGAAAGAGGTTCTGAAGAGTGGAAAAATATAACGACCAATTACAAGAGTACAAGAACAGTATGATTTCTGCTGCTGATGCCGTAGAGCAATATAAAGATGCAATGACGGATTTGGTGTATAAGGGTCTTAGGGACTTTACAAGTGCAATGGATTCAATAAATGGAACCATCAGTACAATGAATGACCTAATCGGAGATACTAATCTGGTTGACGATTTTGGTAATTTAACTGACCGTGGACTGGCTCAGATTGCTTTATACGCCCACCAGATGACCAACGCAAAGCAGGAAGCAGCTGAATATGCTGAAGCCATTAAATCGCTCGACGGTGCATTAGATAGCGGATTAATCACCCAAGATGAATACAATTCGATGCTCCAGGACTACACTTCTGCTCAGGAAAATGCCGTAAAGTCCAGTAAAGAAGCTAGAGATGCAATCCTTGCCCTAGTAAAAGAGGGAATCCAAGCCGAGATTGATGCAAAGAAGAAACTCATTGATGAAACCAAGGCTGCTCTTGATGCTGAAAAGATCTGCATGATTATCAAAAATCCATCACTGAGAAACAGGATAATATTTCAAAGTTGGAACGTCAGATTGCAGCCTTAAATAATTCCACCAATCGCGATGATATAGCCCAGAGATTGCAGTTACAAAGTCAATTGGCTGATGCGAAGGACGAATTATATGAGCTACAGTACGACCATGAAATTGAGCAACGCAAAAATGCTCTGGATGATGAGTATAATGCGTTTGAAGAATCCAAACAAAAGGAATCCGATGAGCTTGACACGAACCTGGATGCACAGAATGCAGCTATCAATAAATACCTTGATCAAGTAAAGAATAACTACTCTACTGTCTATGGTATCTTGACACAATATGGAGATGAATACAGTCTTGCAGCCATTGACGACCTTACCAAACCGTGGGAATCCGGAAGTGAGGCAGCTGATTTATGTGCCGGTGCTATAGGTGATGCTGTTGCAAATATCCAATATGAAATTGACGGTCTTGATTTCAGTTCGCTTTATGAACTGGTAGATTTACTCAATCAGATCGGAATGGGTGGATATGGTGGAGGTTCTTCTTCTGCTTACGAGGATGTAACTGACCAGGGAAGTTGGCAAAAAGGCAAAGGTGGAAAATGGTGGTATGGAAACTCCAATGATGATTATGTCTCAGGAGATATTTATACTATTAATGGAAAACAATATGGCTTTGATGACGATGGGTACATGATGACTGGCTGGCGAGATGACTTTGGTGATTGGAGATACTTTGAGCCTGAGAATGGTGAAATGGTCATTTCCCAATGGCGCAAGAGCAAAGATGGCGATTGGTACTATCTTGATAAGGATGGTGTCATGGCTACTGATATGGCCGTTAAGGCAGGGATGGAGATGGATACTACTACCTCGACGAAAATGGTAAATATGATGGGAAACCACTGACTGCTGAACAGGTTAGAAAGCTCGGATATACCATTGGGTATAAAAAGGGAAGAAAACGCATCCCTCATGATCAGCTTGCATGGACACAGGAGAACAAACCCGAAATAATTACACGTCCAAGTGACGGCGCTTTATTGACCCCACTAAAATTAGGTGATGGTGTAATAAATGGTGATTTGACTCAGAACCTTTTAGATATCGCCGGAAATCCGAATAGATTTGTTGAAGATATTGTCGCACGGTCGATGCCTAATTATAAGATACCAGAATTTGATATAATTAGAAATCAACCCGTGGCGATTAACTCCCCACTTGTACAGATTGACGGTACTGGACTGTCCGCTACTGAAGTAGCCGCAATCATAAAGAACGAAACCCGAGATATTGATAAACGGGTTGCCAAAAGTATTGGATATGAATTAATGGGTAAATAAAAGTTTAAGGCACCCAGAAATGGGTGCCTTATGCTCTAATATAGTTACCATAACGACCATAACAAATGTTCTGGTAGAATATTGTCGATTATTGCTATATAATAACATTATAATATATCTAAGGGGACTATATAATGTTATATGCAACCATCTGTTTTATATCAATAGGTGCTATCATTGGATTTATGTTTACTTTATTTCTAATAAATTTTGATGGTAAATGGAAGTTGTTATTAGAGACTTTATTCGGAATCGGAGGTTCTGGTTTAAGTATATATACACTATGTGATTTTTTTATGATTTATGATCAAAAACTAAAATTCATTACAACAACAAGTTATATATTTGGTTTTTTTATTTCGACTATTGTATCTTTGATGGTCATGTGCCGCCTTATAAAAGATAAGGATGACAATGATATTCTTCGAATACGAGATATTTTATTAGGAGAAAAATCTTACATCAAAACATATTATAAAAAAAGAAAAAAGTGAAATTGAGAATAAGCTCCCACTCTTGGAAGAACGCGAAAGAAAAATAGAACAAGCTGAAAAAGCTTTAGAAAATGAAAGAAAATATTTAGATACCGAGTTAGATAAACTATCTCAATTAGGAACAAAAAAACTCAAATTTGTATTACCAGATAAAAAAAGTATTTATCTAAATAAGGAATTTGTTGATTCACTGCCTTCATATATTTCAGATTTATCCAAATGTATTAGTGATATAAAAGACCATACTTATATGTTTAGTGAAAAGAACATTATTAGTAAAAATGATTTGACTTCTTACTTTTTATCAGTTGCATTATTTATTGCACAAGACTTATTTGGTGGTAAATCGAGAGAGGTTAGGATACATTTTAGATTATATAATGAACAGTCTCAATATTATGAAAAACTAATTGCTATCGTGGGATCAGAAATATTATCAAAGGATATGACTCCCATTCCATTCGGAAACTCTATGATACAAAGGTCGTTTGAATGTAAAAGGGCACTAATTAAAAGCATAAATTCAGATTTTGATTATCAAAGCAATAACTATACTGTATGGAAAGATTATATGACATACACCTTTTATAACTTAAAGAGAAACGATGTACCTTATTTAACTTTTGGCATATCTGTCAAAAATGAGGTTCGCTTTAAAACGTTATTCTATTTTTTAAATTATTTTAAAATAGAACAATATCTCGAAGAGTATGTAGAGCTTATTGATGAGAAGTTTAATATTGAAAATGTATTATATAATTGAGGTGTAAATATATGAAAATTTCAAAAATCGATGCTTTTTCCGCTGCTGCCGTTGCTATTGATATTGGCGATTTAAAAACGGCTAATAGCATACTAAAAATATTATCTAATTCAATAGATAAAGATAAAAAAGATAATACTTTCTCAGCCTACATAGAGATACAAAAAAAGATGAAAAACTTTTTAAAAACATTTCTAAACCCAGAAAAGTAATTTTAGAATCAATAGACTGCCATATAACCTTGGTAGTCTATTTTATTATAATAAAATTTTCAGAAAGGATGTGATAAAATGTTTGACCGATTTATTTTTGACAATATCCTGTAATGAATACGGGGTAACATGTGTTTCTTTCTCATCGCCTGGAATGGAAACCATATCAGCTCAAGAATCTGAATTAGAAACAGAAAAATCTATCAGAGGGGATATATTTCATATTACATCCCATGAATATACAAAACCATTAACGTTTACCATACAAATTGTAAATAAAGACTTCTCTCCAATTTCATCCATCCAAGAACGAGCGTTAAAAAAGTGGATGTGTCAAAGAGGAAAATACAAGCCATTTTGTATTTATGATAAACGATATGCGGATACATGGTTCTTCGCCAATATTAATAATCCTAAATCTATTTACATTTGTGACACTGTTGGATTGGAGTTTACTGTAACGACTAATGCTCCATTTGGTTTTTCCGACATACGAGATAAGAGATGGATATTAGAAGGAAATGACACTATTAAAGATTTATACGTAGACAATGATGAGGAGTTACCTATCTATCCTACTTTAACCATAACAACAAGTGCGCCTGGAACACTCAATCTAACAAATCAATCATTAGTTGATGTTCCAAATACGCTTACTATAGATAATTGTGTCGCTGATGAAGTTCTTACATTAGAATGTGGATACCCGCACATCTCCTCTTCTATTCCATCTCATAAAGTTTTTGATGATTTCAATAAATTCTGGCTGTACTTGGTTGATGGATATAATAGAATTGCTGTAAGCATCCCTTGCACAATTGAACTGCAATACCGTGAGTATAGAAAGGTAGGCATTGTATAATGGGGATTTTTACATATAATTATTACAAAAATCTCAATCGGCCAGAGGTATACTTGGCTTATCCTGATAAACGAACGATTGGTGCTCTTCATACTTACGATCTCCAAACGGATATAATGGCAAACTCAGCCAACAAAGGTACCTTTACAGTGTACCGATATGAAGATGGGGAAGAAACAAGATTCTATGAGCAAATTGAGAACGGAAAATATATTCATCTCTATGGCGTTGGGTGGTTCAGAGTTGGTGATGTATCTGTAGTGGATGAAGGAATCAACGAGTACAAAGAAATAACATATTTATCTATTGAATGTGAACTAGGGCAAACGGACCTTACTTCCTTTGGTTCTCTAGGAATTGATGAGGATGAGCAAGGTGGCCTGGATCGGTATTGCTTATATAATCCTTTAGACGCATCACATTCGATTATGCATATTGTTCTAGAAAAGAATCCTGGATGGTCAATCCGATATATAGATCCCCAAATTTCAACTGAATATAGGAGTTTTCAAGAGGACAGTGTAGATACATACTCGTTTCTTACTGGAAAAGTTTCTGAAACATATGAGTGTGTATTTTTATTTGATTCTTATGAGCGCAGTATTTCAGCTTATAAACTCGAAAACCTTGGAAAAGATACAGGCATTATCTTAAATTATCGCAATGTGATAAAAAGCATAACGATGAATAGCACAGAAGATGATATCAAAACTGTGCTGACAGTAGTCGGCGGTAATGATGAGCGGACCAATACACCACTTGGAATTCTTGACGTAAATATTTCAGGCACAAATCAGATATATGATTTCAGCTATTTTCTTCACATGATGAGTCCGGAGCTGCAAGCTGGATTGGCTCATTATGACGAATTATGTAAGGAAAACGAATCTGCGTATCAAGAGAAAATGTCAACACTCCTCTCCCACTACGATGAACTGAATACATTAAAAAATAAGGTTCCTGATGAAGGAGAATCTTCTACCGATTGGACTTTATTTGGTTTACGAGAGCTTCAGGAAAAAGAAATAATCTATAAAACAAACATGTCTTTATATCTCGGGGAAGATGAATCTGAACAATATCAGAAAAATGCTGCTATCCATGCTGCTATTGAAGCCGAAATAAAAGTTCGAAGAACAACAAATAAACAATAAAGAAGTTGAGATCAATAATTTGATCAGTGAAATTGGCACTTTGGTTGTAAGTCTGCCAAATGTACTCGGAGAAGAATTATATAAGGAACTCGGGCCATATATCCGCGAAGACACCTTAACTGATGATTCTTTTATCGTTACAAACTCAATGACAGATAGCGAAATTCTTGAAATGCAACAAGCATTACTAGAACATGGCCGTTCTGAATTGTCAAGAGTATGTTATCCTCAGTTTACCTTAGATGTTGATTTGATTAATTTCACCGTTGATTACGATTATAAACGTTTTACCAATGCACTTGAGATGTTCAACATCATCCATATAAATTTCGAGGATCACGATTCCATAATATCAGCAAGGCTTCTAAAACTTCATATTAATTGGGATGATCCATCTGATTTTAAGGTGACGTTCAGTAATCGTAACTCGCTTAAAGAAACCTGGGCACTCATTGAAAAGGTGAGAAAACAAGTTGAAGATGTTTCATCTAAAACCGAATATGCCGTTGGCGCATGGAAAAATGCTGCTATTGTTTCTGTGGATGTCAATAAATATATGAATGACATTCTGAACGCCAGCAAACAGCAGCTTGTTAGTAATGACAATAATGAGATTCTTATTGATTCTACGGGTATTCTATGCCGAAGGTGGTTGTCAGAACAACAAATATACGACCCAGGGCAAATATGGATAACCAATAACCAAATAGCTATTTCCCAAGACAGCTTCAACTCTGTTGGTATTGCTCTTGGATATGTAAAAATGGGCAATGACTACTTTTTTGGATTGTGCGCCCCATCAATTGTTGGTAAACTTTTAATGTCTGAAAAACTCATAGTCTCTAATGTATCCGGTTCCTATACCATAGACAAAGATGGCTTCATTGCAAAGAAAGGCTCCTATGAAGTAAAAATCAATCCGGATACGCCAGATAACATCTTCTCGATTTCTATTGACCACAAGAAACTCCTATACGTTGATACCACTGCCAAAGCATTAACATTTGAAGGTAAACTTATCTCTAAATCTGGGCAAATCGCAGACTTTACCATATCTACAAATACATTGATATCAGGCAATATCGGTTTATGTTCTGATAAGACATCTGGTGCTATTGCATACTGGGCGGGTAATACTGACAGGAATAATGCTCCATTTAGAGTAACAAATACGGGAGCCCTGACCTGTTCTAATGCCATTATAACAGGCGGTAGTTTAAAAAATAGGAAACAACTTTGAGGTAAATTCACAAGGAGTATTGACAGCAAAATCAGCTAATTTTACAGGAAACATAAATGCATCTAAGATAACTGGTTCTCAAATATCAGGTACTATCATTACGGGTGGTGCTATTAGTGTTGGTGCGTTGGATGCAGATTCCGACACTCTATATCTAGGCAGATGGATGATAACCACAGCAGACCGCGGTTGGATTGGGACCAGTAATAACAATTATTGGAATGCATCTGCTTCAGGCTCAGGACAAGCTTGGTGTAGTTTTGGAGGTGTTTTAGTAGTTAATGGTTCCGGAGAAACACACGCTCAAACAATTATAACAAATAAAATAAATGGCGACGCCACACTTATAGGAAGTAACTGGTGGAGTGGATATACGATATTTAGTGCTTTAGATTATCTATTTAATCGCTTACCAAACACTTAAAGGAGGTACATATTTGGATATTACATTAGGTAAAGTAGCTGGAGCAATTCCGGTTTTACAGCAAATCAAAAACAAAAAGCCAAGTTTTAAAATTGATTATTGGGTTATGAGAAATATAAAATTATATGCTGATTCATATAATTTTTCATTCAGAAACGAGAAGAAATTTTTGAAAAGTATTGCAACAAGGTAAAAAATGAAGTTGCCCCGGAAGGTAGTTACTATATACTTGATAAAAATGGCACGATTCAATTCAATCTTAAACCTGGTATATGTAACGAGGATTTTCAGAAAGACATGGATGAGTTGATGAAGATGCCATGTGATGATATCGCTCCATATAAATTATCGCTAGATGTTATCAATAATTCAGGAAACTTCAATCTTGACAACGAAGATGATATTTTTGCAATTGACTATCTACTCTCTGAGTAGGTAGTTTTTTAATTTTGTGAAAGGAGGGCTAAATGGCACAAACTCAGCCAGAGGATTTTAGGATAGATATATCCCACGAACAGTCATTTAGATACTTACAAGCTAAACAGTATGATCATAATTCGCGAGTAAGACGACTGATTATCACTGATAATAATATCCCATTGTCTTATTCAGGAAAAGAACTTATTGCTTTATCTCTTTATATTAACGGAGACAACTATTCTAATACCACCTGTAATTTTAGAGAAGATGGTTTTCCATATGTTGTATTTGATGAATCTATGCTGTCTCGTGAAGGTGATGTAAGTTGTGAGATTAGAATATATGATTCTGATGGTATCACTGTTTCAACTACATTCACATTCCAAATGACTGTAAGCAAATCTCTACTCAATCAAGATAGATTAGTTGCGTCATCCGAATTTAATATTTTGAATGATTTAATTTTACAGGCCAATGTAATTCCTGATTTAATTAAGCAATTTAATTTATCTCAGGAACAGATAAACGCTTTAATTGAACAAATTCAAACTGACATATCAGATTATACAAATCAGTTTCAACTATGAAAACTAAATATACAAATGACTTCAATGCGCTTATACAGCAAATCAACAATGATATCACAACTTATAAATCTGAATTCAACTCTTTAAAAATTGAAATCTCAAATCTCAAAAGCTCCATAACCACTTGGTACACATCTGCCCAGGTTGCAGAGAACACCAGAATCACCAATGAGAATAAACGGCAAACCGATACGGCTAAAGCAATCGCCAACTGTGAGAAAGCAACTGCTGATACAAACGTGGCCACTGCTGAAGCTAATACTGCCCGTGACAATGCCAATACTGCGGCTACTGAAGCACAATCTAAGGGGGCATATGCACAGAACCAAGGTGACCGCGTTGATATGGCACTTAAGGATTTTGAATTCAGGCTTAGGACTATTGATGGAGGTGAGCTTACTGATACCACACCTGCTGAAAATGTATTTGATGGTGGTTCATTGTAATTATATGGAAGGAGGAAGTTAATGGATACAATAAAATTAAAACGAGCAACTAAATCTGTTGCTAATGCGTCAACCAAAGTACTCGAAAAAGATGAAGTATTAGTAGTGACACCAGATTCTGGAAGCGGAAAGGGGAAATGCCAATT